TACAACAACAACCAGAAGTCAAGCGTCGATAAGGCTTTTGACGAACTAATGGCTGGCTAAAAGGAGGATAGTATGTCAAAAACAAAGCTAACTCTAGCTAAGCTAGACGCTTTAAAGAAGCGTTACAGCAGCGTAAATTTTGATAATTTAGAAATCGAATTTAGTACAAATGCGTTTTCTTCTTTTGTTCAAAATGATATAAACACTTTTTTAAGTGAAGAAAATCTTCAAGAAGCAGTAGAGTCTGGTGCAACAAATGCTGGTCCATTTACTCCAAGAATGATTGGATACTACTTTGGAATATCAGAAAACTCTGTACGTTACAAAATTGATGGTATACAAAAAGTTGAACTTGAAGGAGGAAAGCAGGGCTTTTTTATCAACGAAAGTCATAGAACTTTTGCTGATGTCGGAGTCACAAATCAGGATATTGGAGCTTTTTGGAATAAAAATTCCAGCCGCTTCAAAACGAAATCCAAAATGCCGTCTAAAGGTTCACCAAATGATGTTGGAAGACGCTTTGTGCGCCGCCAAACCCTTGAGAATTGGATTAAAGCTAACGAGCCCAATTATAGAGATCTTAAAATGTCTGATTTTGTAAAAGGAATGACATTTTATAACAGAGAAAGCGGAAAAGATATTCCTACTTTTTGTTGCTTTGACTTACATTCAATAAAGCAACGAAAGCTATTTGCAGTCTGATTTTGGTCAATCGCCCCCACCCCTAAAAAGGTGGGGGTTTTTGCTTGTTCTTTTGGTTGTTCTGTGTTATAATTACTGCTGGGCTTTGTCCCAAAATTAAAGAAAATAAAGAAAAGAAAATTAAATAAAAGGAGAACAATATGGCTAAAACAAAGGCTGGTCGTGTTTCTATGGACGACCTCCGTGCGATGATAAATAAAAAAGCAGGTCGTGATGTCGCACACGATCTAAGAGAAGATAACCCAACAGAAGTCAAAGAATGGATCCCCACAGGTTCACGCTGGCTTGATTCAATTATCTGTAAGGGTAAGTTGGGAGGAATCCCAGTTGGTAAGGTAACAGAACTTGCTGGACTTGAGGCAACAGGAAAGTCATTCCTTGCCGCACAGGTAGCAGCGAACGCACAGAAGATGGGAATCGGTGTCGTTTACTTTGATTCCGAGTCTGCAATTGACCCCACATTCTTGGAGAAAGCAGGCTGCGATCTGAGTTCCCTAATGTACATTCAGACACCTTCTGTAGAGTTTGTGCTTGAGACAATTGAAGACATTCTTGCGGCAGCCAGCGACAAGATGCTCTTCATTTGGGACTCTCTCGCATTCACGCCTTCTATCTCAGATGTAGAAGGAGACTTCAATCCGCAGTCTTCAGTTGCCACCAAGGCACGCATTCTTGCGAAGGGAATGTCTAAGTTGATTGTCCCGCTTGCTGATAAGCAGGCAACATTCCTTGTCCTCAATCAGTTGAAGACCAACATTCCACAGGGACCAATGGCTCGTCAGATTGCCATGACGACCCCCTACATTACTCCCGGTGGTAAGGCAATGCACTACTCCTACTCTCTACGCATCTGGCTCACAGGTCGCAAGAGTAAGAAAGCATTCGTTGACGACGAAAACGGATTCCGCATTGGGTCGGAGGTCAAGGTAAAACTTGAAAAGTCGCGCTTTGGAACACAGGGCAGAACTTGTGCCTTCCGCATTCTATGGGGAACCGACAAGATTGGTGTTCAGGATGAAGAGAGTTGGTTTGATGCTCTCAAAGGCTTTATGCAGGTTGCTGGCTCTTGGTACACCTTTGAGCACAAAGGTTACACCAAGAAGTTCCAGCCAAGCAAATGGGCTGAGATCCTAGAAAACGATCCTGAGTTCAAACAGCACGTCATGGATTTCATGGATGAAGTAGTTGTCCAGAAGTTTGATAAGCGCGAAGGCGAGGCATCTGATTTCTACGAAGTAGACAAAGCCTCTTGACAGCGAGCCTCCACCCTGTTAGATTATGGGGTGGAGGTAAACTATGAAGCGTGTGCTAGTTATTGACGCCCTCAACATGTTCTTGAGGGCGTTTATCGTTGATCCGAGTCTGTCTAATCACGGACAGCCGATTGGCGGAATCAAGGGATCTATGAAGATCCTACAGAAGTTGGTCCGAATGACCAAACCAAATGAGATTGTGATCTGCTGGGACGGACCAAATGGTTCTCAAAAGCGCAAGTCTCTTGACTCTGGCTATAAGGAAGGGCGAAAGCCTCTGCGTCTCAATCGCGCCGTTCACAATCTAACTGAGAACGAAGAACTACAGAACAAGTTGTGGCAGCAGATGCGAACGATTGAGTATTTCAATCAAATGCCGATCATTCAACTTGTTCTTGAAAGAGTGGAAGCAGACGACATTATCTCTTATGTGTGTGGCTCTCCGCATTACAAGGGTTGGCAGAAGGTAATCGTCTCCAACGACAAGGACTTTCTTCAATTGTGCAACGAAGAGACAGTAGTCTATCGCCCAACCACAGATAAGATTGAGACCAAGAAGACCGTTATTGAGTCTCTCGGCATTCACCCCACAAACATGGCTCTTGCTCGCGCTATGGTTGGCGACGCAAGCGATAACCTTCCGGGCGTCAGCCGTGTGGGTTTCAAGACGATTGCAGGTAAGTTGCCTTTTATGAGCGAAGAGCGAAGCGTGACGATTGACGAACTGCTCGATTACTGCGAGAACACAGACTCAAAACTCAAAGTCTATAAGAACATCCGAGAGTCAAAAAAAGTTATTGAGCACAACTACAAAATGATGCAGTTGTACTCTCCGCTTATCTCCGTTCAGGGCACACAGATTATCGATCACGCCCTCCAGAACTTTGAGTGCGACTTCAACAAGACCGAACTGCTGAAACTAATGATGGAAGACGGCTTTGGAGAACTAAACTGGGAAGAATTGAAGACATTTCTAAACCGAATTTCTAGGGAGTGTAACGATAAGTAGCACTATTTACTACCGAGGTGTGGTAAATGGAAGACCTTTATGAAATAGACGAAGACGCTCTTGAAGAGATTGCGTTAGATGAGAAAAGAAAAAAGAAGAAAAAGAAGAAGAAAGCAAAGCGTGACGCTTGCTACCACAAGGTTCGCGCTCGCTATGACGTGTGGCCTAGTGCTTATGCCTCTGGTGCTCTCGTCAAGTGCCGCAAAGTTGGTGCTAAAAACTGGGGCAATAAGTCTAAGAAGAACGAAGGTCTAGAACTAGACGACCATTTACTACAAATTATCGCAGAAGAGCACGCTGCTGTTCTAAGAGAGTTCAAAGAGCGCATTCCCGGCGGTCTTACTTCTGGAATGGAAGGCTCTATGGAGTCAATCCACCAGCAACTTGCCGATAGACACGGCGTTTCACTAGAACAGATCGAAGCCGAGATTGATAGAGGAATTGAGGTAGAACTAGAACACACAACAGACGAAGAGATAGCACACGAGATTGCTATAGATCATGTCTACGAAGATCCAGCCTACTACTCTAAACTCGGAACGATCGAGGAAGCAAAAAAAAAGAAAGCAGGTAGCGAATCAAGCAAAGAGTCCAATCTAAGAGACTGGTTCAAGCGCAAGGGCGCTCCCGGTAAGAAAGGCGGCTGGGTTGATTGCAACACTTGTCGTAAAGGAAAGTGCAAGCCTTGCGGTCGATCTGGAAAAGAAAAGCGCTCTAAGTATCCTTCTTGTCGCCCAACACCTTCAGCCTGCAAAGAGCGAGGTCGCGGCAAGTCTTGGGGCAAGAAGTCAAAAGCAGGAAAGAAATAATGAACATCCAACACACAATAAAGGAAGAACTAAGGCTCTTTCTTGAGGGCAAGGCAGAAGACCTTGTTGCAAAATTCCCAGAACTACAGCCCGCTTATGATGCTGGAATCAAGAACCCACAATACCTTCAGTGGATTCAGAAGCGTAGAGGTGATGAGCCAGTCGAGGACATTATTGGCGTCGTACAATCTTTTGACGCCGCAAAGCAGCGCCTGAAGGCAAAGAAGATGTCACCAGACATTTATGCCTACAAGACACCCGCCGTTCTTCGTCAGGCTTTAGAAGACCTTGGTGGCTCTAAGGGCGAAGAGCGCCGCCGTTTGAAAGACGAAGAAACAACTTATATTGGTGAGTTTGGTGACTGGGTTGTGGCTATGCCTCACACACGCGAAAGTTCGTGTCAGCTTGGTAAGGGCACCACTTGGTGTACCGCTGCAACACAATCACAAAACCTTTTCTTGTCTTATGTTGCTAGAAAAAGAAACAACATTGTCCTCTACTATGTTATCAAAAAAGGTGCAGATCCAAGACAAGATCCAACTTCAAAACTTTCAGTTGGCTTCGCTGGAGGAGAGCCCGTTTTCAGAGGAGACTACGGAGGAGTAACTGTAGACGCAGCCAATAATGGAATAGACTATGAAAAATACAAAGAGATCTTGGGAGATCAAGCATTACCTGCGCTTAGGGCTATGGAGGCACACGCAGACTCTATTGCAGGTAGACACCCAGCAAAGAAGCAAATAGAGAAGATTGCTAAAGATCCTGATGCTTTTGATAAAGCGATAGCAAATATGGGAGAAGGCGAGAAGCTTGACTTTATTGCAAATGTTGCCGAATACGAGCTAAGTCCAGAAGTTGCAAGAAAGATTGCTAGTGACGAGAATCACAAAATCAGAGCCCTAGTCGCCAAAAATTCCTCTACTCCACCAGAGGTGTTGCAGAAACTTGCTAGCGATGAAGAAACTTACATTAGAGTGTGGGTTGCTGGTAACTCCTCAACGCCGATGAAGACCATAATAAAACTTGCCGATGATGAGAAGGCTCGCGTCAGATCCGGGGTCGCTGGAAATGAAAATATACCACCTGAGTTGCTAGTAAAACTAGCTAATGATAAAGATTCTTATGTTAGACAAAGTGTTGCCGATAGAGATCACACGCCACCTGAAATACTAAGGAAACTTTCAGAAGATAAGCATATGGTTGTTAGAGGTTCGGTTGCCGCAAATCTCAACACACCGGTAGATGTCTTGGTAAAGCTTGCTGACGATACAGAGACTTACGTCATAAATGATCTTGTAGGTAATCCCAACTTACCACGAGAAATATTGTTCAAACTTGCAGATAGCGACGATAAATACAATAGACTCGGAGTTGCAACCAATGAGTCCACGCCGCCCGAATTGTTGTCTAAACTTGCAAATGATGAAGAATCATCCGTTAAAGAACAGGTTGCTAAAAACCCCCGTACACCGATAGAGGCTCTACTAAGGCTCGCCAACGATAAAGATTTTTATGTTCATAGCAAAGCCAAAAGGCACCCAACTTATCTTGCACATATGAAAGAGCAGGGAATGAATGAGTCTCTGTTTGATTCAAGAACTACTTATAGCGAGGGAAATACTATGAAACTTACCAGAACAGAACTACTAAGACTTGTCGAAGAGGTAGTTGAAGAATCACACACCAAAGCTGACGAAGAAAAACTAAAGAAGATTTCCAAGCAGTTGAAGAAATCTGTCAAGATGCATGGCGATCAATCTGATGCTATTGACGATATCATTGATCGTTCTGATGATGAAGAGTTAGAAGAAAGTTTTGATAATTATCCCGGCGCTCGCGTTGGCAGCGGAGGTCGTTCTGGGCATATTCATCCTGCTTCACATAGTAAGCCCGTAGAACCACGAAAACATCCTAAATGCCCTAGTGATTGGGAAGGTTGTATGAATAAAAATCTTTGGTGTCACGCAAAAACAGGCGAATATGTTGGTAATGCAAAAACAAATCTAGATTATACCGGCAGACCTATGGGTTCACATATGACTAGTTTCTGGGGTGACAATACTCCTTGCTACAAACTTATGCCAAAAAACGAGGCTTATCTTGAGCAGATTATCAGAGAAGAATACCAAGCTGTCCTCGCAGAAAAGAAAAAGAAGAAGTCTGAAAAAGATAAGATGAAATGTAACTCTCCTCGCCGCATCCGTAAAGGCGAAGCAGGTCACGGCAAAAAGAAATTTGTTGTCAAGGCTTGTGATGGCGGAACAGAGAAGATAATCCGTTATGGTGATGCCGGTCTAAAGATCAAGCGCAAGCAAAAGGGTCGTAGAAAGAATTTTCGCGCCCGCCACAACTGTGACAATCCCGGCTCCAAGTTGAAAGCACGCTACTGGTCCTGCAAGAACTGGTAGAATCAGAGTTAGGCATCGTCAAGAGCAAAAATAAAGTCTAACTCGCCTTGACTTTTTATCTGCGTGCGTTATATTTAGTAGTGCGAGACCTAGGAGCATTATGCTTGCACAGAAAGCCGACTTTGGAAGGTACGGAAAGTCCTTCCAAGAGGGGCTCGTTCAACTCATTTTTGAGGATCGACCCTTCGCAGATCAGATCACTGAGGTTCTAGACGTTGAGTTTCTAGAGCTTGAGTACCTTCGCACGTTTGTTGCGAAGATCGTAGAATACAGGACAAAGTACGGAAAGCATCCATCCACAAATGCGATGATTTCGGTGCTACGAACAGAACTTGACCGCGAATCAGAAGTAACACAGCAGCAGGTTCGTGATTATTATGCGAGAATCCACACTAACGAGATCTCCGACGATGTAGATTACATTAAAGAGACTTCACTTGACTTCTGCCGAAAGCAGAAACTCAAGGAAGCAATGATGAAGTCTGTTGGACTTCTACAGACCTGCTCTTTTGATGAGATCTCAAAGGTAATCAACGATGCGCTCAAGTTGGGTTCAGAGAACAACTTTGGTCACGACTTTATTGCGGACTTTGAAGAGCGCTACAAGCCAAAGTTCCGTTTACCAGTAACAACAGGATGGAACGAAATTGATAGAATTACAAGTGGCGGATTGGGTAGGAACGAATTGGGGGTGGTTATTGCTCCTACTGGCGCTGGGAAGTCAATGGCTTTGGTTCATTTGGGTTCTCAGGCAATCAAGGAAGGAAAGACAGTAGTCCACTACACCCTTGAGTTGCAGGACACAGTTGTTGCTTGTCGCTACGACTCCTGCATCACAAAGTATCCTCTATCTGATCTAGCCAACTTCAAGGACGAGATCTTTGAAGAGATCAAGGATCTTGACGGAACACTAATCGTCAAGGAATACCCAACCAAGTCAGCCTCAACGAACACCATCAAGGCACACCTTGCCCGTCTAGTAAAGAGGGGCATAGAGCCCGGTATGATTATCGTAGACTACGCAGATTTGCTACGTCCTGTCGTAGTCCGAAAAGAAAAACGGACGGAACTGGAGTCAATCTACGAGGAATTACGAGGACTTTCCAACGAGTTCAACTGCCCCATTTGGACTGCTTCTCAGACCAACCGCTCTGGACTCAACGCAGAGGTTGTGACTATGGAGCAGATCTCCGAGGCATTCAACAAGTGCTTCGTTGCTGACTTCATCTGCACTCTTTCACGAACGATCGAGGACAAGCAGAATAATAAGGCGAAGATGTTTATCGCCAAAAATCGTAACGGACCTGACGGTCTTGTCTACGATCTCTTCATGGACACTTCAAATGTGTGCATCAAGATGTTGCCCAAGCCAGTTGTTCCTTCTGGCGCAGGACCACAAATAGCCAGTAGCCCCGTTGTTACTAGCGCCAAGGAGCAAAAAGAGATTCTAAAGAACAAATACGACAAGTTCAGAAAAATAAGGAGTAACAGTAAATGAGAACACACATTCGTAGATTTAAACTATCAGACACATTCATAGAGCAGTACAAGGAACAGGAAGTTCCTTGGGGACCGCTTGGCTATGTAACATTCAAACGCACCTATGCCCGCCGTTTGAACGAGTTTGACGAGAACGCAAGCGGAACTGAAGAATGGTACCAGACCTGCCGTCGCGTTATTGAGGGCATGTTTGAGATGCAGAAACAGCACGTCTATCGTCTCGGTCTTGAATGGAACGACAACAAAGCACAGAAGACAGCAAAGGACGCCTACGATCGTCTATTCAATCTAAAGTGGACACCACCCGGTCGTGGTCTTTGGATGATGGGAACCAAGTTCGTAAACGAACGTACCGCTGCTGGTCTATTCAATTGCGCTTTCCGCTCAACCCGAGAACTCAACAGCAAGGGTGGTTATCTCTTTGCTTGGATGATGGACGCTCTTATGTTGGGTATTGGTGTTGGTTTCGACACACTTGGTGCAGGCTCACTAACAGTCCAGCAGCCAGAGTTCACAAACGAGAACTACGTCATTGACGATTCCCGCGAAGGCTGGGTCAATTCAGTCAAGATTCTTCTAAATGGCTTCCTCTTTGGCGCTAAAGTCCCCACTTTTGATTACTCCGCTATTCGTCCCTATGGTGCTCCAATCAACGGATTTGGTGGAACTTCTAGCGGTCACGGACCTCTCAAGGAACTACATGAGAGCCTAATCGAACTTTATACCCCACGCATCGGTCAGCCAATCACCTCCGTAGACATTGTAGACACAGAAAACCTAATCGGTCGCTGTGTGGTAGCGGGTAACGTTCGTCGTTCTGCTGCGTTGGCTCTTGGTAACCACGAAGACTTTGATTACCTACAGATGAAGAACGACTCTGAGAAGTTGGCTCACCATCGTTGGGGTTCAAACAACTCTTTCCACGCTATTGTTGGTCAGGACTACACTTGGCACGCAGAGCAGTCACAGAAGAACGGAGAGCCCGGCTACATTTGGCTGGACAACGCAAGAACCCGTGGTCGCTTTGCCGATCCTCCCCGTGACGACGATAAGAACGTTATGGGCTTCAACCCCTGCGTTGAGCAGCAGTTGGAAGACGCTGAGTTGTGCTGTCTTGTTGAGACCTTCCCAGCCAAGCACGAAACCTACGAGGATTACCTCGCAACACTCAAAATTGCCTACCTTTACGGCAAGACTGTTACTCTTGCAAACACCCATTGGGCTGAGACTAACGCAAAAATGTTAAAGAACCGCCGAATCGGTCTTTCTCAGTCTGGTGTTGTTCAGGCTTTCAACAAGTTTGGTCGTCGTAAGATGCTAAACTGGTGCGATGATGCTTATGAACATGTCCGTGAGTTGGATAAGCAATACTCTGATTGGCTCTGCATTCCGCAGTCTGTTAGAATGACTTCTATCAAGCCTTCAGGAACGGTTTCTCTTCTCAACGGCTCTACACCCGGAATCCACTACCCAGAGGATGAGTTCTACATTCGTCGCATTCGCTTTGCTGCCGACAGCGACATGCTACCAGCACTCAGAGAAGCAGGCTACAAGATTGAGCCAGACCACTACTCACCAAATACCATGTGTGTCGAGTTCCCTGTTCACGAAGAACATTTCATGAAAGGTAAGCGCGAGATCACAATGTGGGAACAGTTGGAGATCGCAGCGCAATACCAGCACTTCTGGGCTGATAACTCTGTGTCTATTACCGTCACCTTCAAGCCGGAAGAAGCAGCAGACATCAAGACTGCCCTTGAAATGTACGAAGGCAGACTCAAGGCTGTCTCATTCCTTCGCTACGAAGAAACCGGCTACGTTCAGGCACCTTACGAGCCTATCACCAGAGAGCAGTACGAAGAAATGTCCAAGAACATTACACCTGTTCAGCGTTTCTCAACTGACGAAGGTGGCGCAGGAACCAAGTTCTGTGATTCAGATCATTGTGAACTCTAGGAGGAAAAATGAAATTCAACCACTTGCTAAATGAAAGAGAGCGATTACAATTCTGTAAGAACAGAAACCTTGTTGTCTGTAAATGGAAGCCTGTCTCAGAAGGACAGGCAACCGCAGGCAACAATGTCTGCGTAAGTATGTTGTGCGAGGAATGTGGAGCAAGAACAGAAAAGTTCCTTCATTCCGAGGACTACAAAACCCACGAAAAACTCATTCTAAGCGAGGTAAATGATGTTTAAGCCAGTAAATCGCCACATTCTAGTGGATTACACTCCCCCACAGGAGAAGTCAGATTCAGGAATTCTTCTTCCTGACGACTACAAAGCCCCAGAACTCAATCACGTTGTTGTTGAGGTCTTGGGCGTTGCCGACGACGTGTCCTTCGGGTGCGAAAAAGGCAATAAAATTATCATAGACAAGAAGATGTTGGACGTTTTATCAATCGACCATTCTACTTATTACACAATTTTAGAGAATTATGTAATAGGAGTAATGGAATAAATGGATAAAGACTTTTACAACCAGTCGTCGGCTGCTAACCTAGGCTGGGACCCCACTTGGTTTGGGGAAAAACATTTTGACGACAAACTTGTAAGAGCAATCAAGAGGTTTCAGAAGTCCTATGGTCTCAAAGCCGACGGATTGTGTGGTCCTTCCACCTTCCGTCGCCTTTGGGTCGAGAGACAAGAAAACATTGACGACCATAAGCCCGAAGATCCTCACTATTCCAACTACATTGTTTACAATGGCGAGTTTACCCCCATCAAATGGGACAAACTTGTTCTATGGTCCGAGCGCGGTGGTCTTGCTGCCCGCTCAGGCACCTACTATGACTACACAGGCAGACCAAAGCGCGACGTTAAGTTGTTCGTCAACCACTGGGACGTGTGTTTGTCTTCCGCAATGTGCCAAAGAGTTCTAGATAAGCGCGGAATCTCCGTTCACTTCTTGATCGACAACGACGGCACAATCTATCAGACCCTCGATCTCCAACACGCTGCTTGGCACGCAGGCAACGTAAACCGCAAGTCTGTTGGTGTTGAGATCTCAAACGGCTACTACCCGAAATACCAGAAATCCTATGTGAAGAAAGGCTTTGGTGAGCGTCCAATCGTAGAAGGCGCTTGGGTTCACGGAGACGAGTTGGATCCGTTCCTTGGTTTCTACCCAATCCAGATAGAGGCACTCAAAGCACTATGGAGCGCAATCCACAGCGCTTGCGACGTTCCTTTTGAGACCCCAACAAATCAATTCGGTAAGACTTCTACAACTTACGAACAGAAATGGACTTACGGTAAGGAAAGAGGATTCGTCAGTCATTATCACGTCAACAAGAAGAAGACTGACTGTGCAGGGCTAGACATAAAAACTTTGCTATCTGAACTTGACGACTGAACTGTAATCTGTTACATTGTAAACATAACGGAGAACAAATGAAAAACGAAGTTGAGTTGATGGGAACCTACGGGAGTGATGAAACACACGCACTCTCGGCTTGGACTAGCACCAGCCGCCAGTTAGGTCCAAAGAAGCGTGCCCGAATGGGTAAGTTGCTTATGATGCTAGCAACCGAAGGTCATCACACGCCGTTCGAGAAGTCGTCTCTTCACTTTCTCGTGACGACCGACATTGCTACGCACATCCACCTACTCAAACACAGGATTGGTGTAAACATCAACGCAGAGTCGGCACGCTACAAGGAGTTCAAGGTTGATAAGTATCACCTACCCGTTGACTGGGACGAAGAAGAACGCGGCGAACTAGAAGCCTTTATCAAGGACGCCTACGACCGCTATCACAGGTGCATTGCTCGTTTAGAAGAGAAGGGCTATTCACGAAAGCGTGCGAAGGAAAGTGCTCGTCTTTACCTACCCTACGGCATTCAGATCACTTGCGACATTATGTTCAATTGGCGCTCTTTCGCTCATTTCCAGAAACTACGAAATGACGAACACGCCCAGTTGGAGGTTCGTGAGGTCGCAGCAGAAATGCTACGACTTGTAGAAGAGCAGGGCGACTTCTCTATGACGATTGAGGCTATGACCGCAGCAGGAATGCTTCCAGTCAAGGAGAACGAAGAATGAGTACAGATAACGTTTTTGTTATTGTAGACGGCGAACACACGCGCTACAATAAGAGACTGAAACATAGCACAATCAGGTTTGACCTGAATGACCCAAAACAAATGAAGAAAGCAAAGAACCTTGCTTTTGAAATTCTCAGCCAGATTGAGACTTACATCGATCTGTTTTGCGAAGAAGAAGGCGAGGAATAAACTAATTACAGCGGGAGAACAACAATGAAAGAAATACTAAACGAGTGGAAGGGCTTTATAAACGAAAGTTCAATCAGCCGTACCTACGAGCACATTCTAAACCACGACACAGCATTCTTGACTGCGTTTCGTGATAATCCAAAGGATAGAACAAAGTGCCGTCCAGACCACAGCAACGCTATGGAGAACTACGAGCGCAACCGCCAGATGAAGGCTGTTCTTTTACAGAAAGGCTATGGCGTCACTGACGTAGACGGCACTTATGTTGAGGACTTTGGAACTGACGCCGCAAAAGAGGTAAAGGAAGACTCATTCTTTGTTGTAAATCTCAAAGACGACCCGAACTTCAAGGCTTCTATCGCTGGTCTTGGAGAGCACTTTTGTCAGGATTCTGTCTTGTTCGTTCCCCGAGGCGGCGAAGAGTCTTACCTTATCGGCACTAACGACGCAGAGTTCCCCGGCTACGGCAAAGAAGAGGAAATGGGTAGTTTCCTTGGCGGCAAGGAAGGCGAGTTTATGACCCGCGTCGGCAAGTCCAAGCGACCAATCAAGTTCGCAGAAGGACTTGAGATCAAGAGCAAAATGCAGAACAATACAAAGTTCCTCATCTCACGCCTCGCAAAGCAGGTAATCAAGGAGATGAAGGGGGATAGTTGAACCCTTACTACGACGAAATCGTAGTTGGCTCTTCTCTCCGCGCCCTCTTGTTCGCAGCAGAACGGGACATTCCCGTGTTCTTCACAGAACCAGAGAAGCCGTTTGAGTTTGATTTCTTTGGACTATCTGTTGACCTGTCTAGTTGGGGTCTTCACAACGAACCTCAACTCTGGACTACACCCGACGGCGAACTAGCCACAGGTCAGCAAAAGATCGCTCTTTGGGAGCACTTGCTCTTTGTTCTCGGATTGAAAGGGCTTGTGCCTTTCTCTGATCTATGTTCTTCGATCCGTTTGGACGAAAACACCTTGACGGGCTACTCCGATTATGCTAAACTAAGGTCAATTGACTTCGGAGTTTGCTACTACTTTGACGAGCACGCAACCTACAATCTGCTTCCTTGCGAGAATAGACCAAAAACCTATCAAGTGTGGGATAGACTAGCCTTTTCAAGGGGCGGCAAGCACCACCTTGGCTTTATAGGGAGCGAAGACCACTTCTGTAATGAGATCTGGTTCTATCCAACTCACAGAATTGACGGCAATAACCCCGTAAAAGACGCCTGTGTGCTCTCAATTTTATCAGACGAACAGATTGGCGACTTTGATTTTTCAGAGACCATAGTGAGGATTACAGCCGTCAAGAAAATGAAGGATTTAGGACTAAGAGGACCAAAAAATGGATGGCAAGCAGACGGATCGAGAAAATACAGAAGTTTCAAGGTTGAAGCGCTCGATCGCCATAAATTCCTATCATCTCCTCCAATTTGGTTGGAGACAGATTCGATCAAAGTTCCGCAGATTTCTGAGGAAACACTTCTCCTACAACTCCCCGACATAGCGAGAGCCCACAAAAGAATTTTAGGACCATTATGGCTAAACACCTAGCAGGCATTATCCCATTAGCGAACTTCAAGGACAATTTCCAGTTGCCCTATGACTCGTTTATGCTTCCAATAGAGAACGACTTTACTCTTATCCAAAAGTCCGTGTTTGAGTGCGCTATGGCTGGTTGTTCTACAATCTGGATCGTAGCAAACGACGACCTCGCACCTATGGTAAAGAGACACGTAGGCGAGTGGGTCTATGATCCTGTCTATTTCTGGGACGACTACATAGACAACCGAATCGTCCAGCGCAGAACCCACATTCCAATCTATTATGTGCCTATTCTTCCAAAAGACCGAGAGAGACGCGATAGTTACGGGTGGTCTGCTCTGTTCGGAATGCATTCTGCTTGGTACACCTCTTACAGAATTTCAAAGTGGGTTGTTCCGAAGAAATACTTTGTTTCATTCCCACACGGAATGATGAACTTTTGGTCTATCCGAGAACACAGAAAAGATCTCTTCAACACCACAAAGAACTTTTTCTTTACTATTGAGGGTAAGACAGTAAAGGATAATTTACCAATCCCATTCACTATGCGCGGAGAAGACTTTATCCAGTGCCGCCGTTGGGTCAATAAACTGACGACAAAAGAATACGGACCTATGGGCGAAGGCGAAACTTGGAAAGACCTTCGCAAACTACCCCTGAAAGAACGCTGGTCTGCCCGCCACTTTGACCTCGCAACAATCTTTGAGAAGGTAAGCGAAGAAGACTGCTTCCGCCAAGAACTTGACTGGTTCTACGATCTCAGGGACTGGGACGGCTACCGCGCCTATCTCGCGTCAGATAATCTCGTGGGATCGCCCAACTGGCGCTTGACAAAACCACACAAACTGAATAGATTATGTGTGGAGGACGAGGAATGAAAGTCGGTGATTATGTAACAGATTCTTGGGGCAACAAAGGCTTCATTATGGAAGTTCCCGAGAACAACTCAAAAAGAACACAAGAAATTGTTTTTGTTGTCTGGACTTATCATAACTGGATGTTTGGAGAAAGAGTAAAGCGAGATCAATGGTGTAATAAAAGACAACTCAAACTACTATCGGAGGCATAATGAGCCATTATCATTCTTGTCCAAAATGTAATTCCAAGACCTTCTATCGCTATGTAGGTGGGTTCTATCCACAGCCGGGCTGCCTAAAATGTAATGTTTGGTTTGAGAAGCCAGCAGCAAGGAGGCATAATGAAAGTCGGTGATCTGGTTTGTCACAGAAACCATAAAGGCAGGCACGGCTTTATTACCCACACTATCACCTATTCTGGTGGAAAGATCAGGTGTCACAGAATTCTCTGGCTAGACCAACAGACTTTCCCTAGACTAGCGACCAATTTTGACGAAAGAAATCTTATTCTACTATCGGAGGCATAATGAAAGTCGGTGATCTGGTTATGACCTCCGACAAAAAGATCGGCGTCATAGTCGGAGAACAAAAGAAGAAATTTATGGTGGGCTATGTTGTAGAGGTAATGATCGAAGGGCAACTACACACCCTTCTAGCCCATAAACTCACCCTTCTCTCCGAGACCTAAAAAAAATAGGATCACCCCTAATGTAAATGCGATCGGATTCCGTTAATAACATTAGAACACTTAAGAAGGAGTTTCACAATGTTTAAGTTAATGTTTCTAATCGCTGGCATGAATGCCCCCATGACCGAGGTCGCACCAAAAGAGGACACTGGTTCAACAGAAAAGATCGAAATCCTACTAGAACAAGAGATGGATCGATTTGACCTTATTTCTGAGGAAGCCGACGAGGTTCTCACAGACGCAATCTTTATGGAAGAAATGAACTCCTACAAGTGCGTAGACTCTAGCGTAAGTGCTATCCACATGCTAGGACAATCTGCTGGAACTGAGTACAATCTAGTTCTAGAGTCAATCGACAGAAAGAACCTTGACTCAGCAGAGTTTCACCTAGACCAGTTGAACAAAGTTGTAGACAGAGCAGAAGACAAGTTGATTGAGGCAGAAGAGTGCCTTTTTGTCAACCAAGCAAACGCTAACTAAAATAACCAAATTCTTTCCGAGGGCAGCGCTCGTTTTGGGTGCTGCCCTCACTATTTATTCTTCGGCTCTGCCCTTGACAGGAGGGCGATCACCCGTTAGATTAGAGGGGTAAGGAGGGATTGTAATGAGAGTCGGTGATCTGGTAAGACACAGGGACTACCCTTGGTGCTTTGGTGTAGTTCTCTCTTTTGATGAGTTCGGGACTAACACCATCAGGTGGCTAACCACCGACACTCCCACAAGAAAAGGCGTGATTAGTAAACACAATTATCGGATTCTCAAACTACTATCGGAGGCAAAATAATGGAAAGAAAAGAAAGTAAAATCAAGTTTGTTGGGCTACACGCCCACAGCGTCGCTGGGTCTATCTTTGATGGGCTCGGCTTCCCACAGGACCACATGGAGTTCGCTTACTCCAACGGGTCTGATGCGCTTGCTCTGACCGACCACGGGAACATGAATGGTCTGTCTTATCAGGTGCTACACGCTAAGAAGATGAAGGCAGAAGGCAAGGACTTCAAGCCTATCTTTGGTTGCGAGGCTTACTTCATTCCATCTATTGATGAATGGAAGGATGAATACGAGCAGGCAATGCAGGATAAGAAGAAGGCACGCGAAGCCAAGAAGTCTGGTGCTTCTGCTGCCTCTGTTGAAGACGAAGGCGCGAGCAAGGGCAAAAGCAGCAACATTCTACGCCGCCGTCGCCATCTCGTTCTTCTTGCTCAGAACCAGAAGGGACTAAACAACCTCTTCAAACTTGTGTCCGAGAGTTACAAGGACGAGAACTTCTATCGTTATCCTCGAATGGACTACAAGATGCTCAAGGATCACAGCGAGGGCATTATTGCTTCCTCCGCTTGCCTTGGCGGCGTCTATGCTGGTAACTACTGGGAGAACCGAGAGGAAGGACCAGAGGCTGTGCTTGAGGCTATGCGAGAGACAACCCGCCAGATGGTGGACATCTTTGGTGATCGCTGGCACGGCGAGATTCAGTGGAACAATGTCCCAGAGCAGCACGAACTAAACAAGTTTGTTATTCAGGTTTGTGACGAGTTTGGTGTAAAGGTGATCTCGACCGCAGACTCGCACTACCCCAATCGTGATGCTTGGAAGGACCGAGAACTCTACAAGCGCTTGGGTTGGCTTGGTAAGGGTCGCCCGCAGTGGGCAGACACCGAGAGCGATCTGCCTGTCTCTGTTGACGAGATTGGTTACGAACTCTATCCCAAGAATGGTGACGAGATGTGGGAGTCCTACAGGCACTACTCTAAGTTGTGTAATACTGACTACGATGACGACCTTGTGTTGCGTTCTATTGAAGAGACACACCGAATCGCGTTTGATCGCATTGAGAACTTCCTTCCAGATAACACTGTTCGCCTTCCTTCATTCGTTGTGCCCGCAGGACACACCGCAACTGAGGCGCTAATCAACTTCTCACTTGAAGGTCTGCGTAAGTTGGGTCTTGCCGACAACAAGCAGTACCTTGCGAGACTAAAAGAAGAACTCCACGTCATTGACGACCGAGGCTTCTCAAAGTATTTCTTGACTATGAAGGCAATCGTAGACGTTACAGACACAATGATGCTTGCAGGTCCCGGTCGTGGTTCTGCCGCTGGTTCACTTGTTGCCTATGCTCTTGGGATCACACAGGTCGATCCAATCAAGTACGACCTTCTATTCTCACGATTCCTACGTTCTGACGCCAAGGATTACCCAGACATTGATTATGACATTAGTCGCCCAATGGAACTGAAGGACAAGTTGATTGAGTTGTGGGGTGAGGAATGTGTTGCTCCAATCTCTAACTGGAACACTCTCCAGTTGAAGTCTCTTATCAAGGACATTTCCAAACTCTATCAGATTCCTTTCAGCGAGGTCAATCTCGTAACCAACGCTATGATTAAGGAGGCAACGCCTCTCGCCAAGCAGAAGCACGGCATCAAGGCAGGAATGTACACCCCAACTTGGGAAGAGGTGCTTGAGTTCTCAAGTTCTCTCAAGGGATTCTTGAGCAAGTATCCTCACGTCAAGACACACGTCCGTGCTCTCGTCGGTCAGGTTCGCTCTGCGTCTCGTCACGCTGGCGGTGTTGTGATTGCCGAGGATCTAGACAAGAACATGCCCCTTATCAACTCCAAGGGCGTTCGTCAGACGCCTTGGTCCGAGGGACAGAACGTTCGCCATCTTGAACCAATGGGCTTCATCAAGTTCGATCTTCTTGGTCTCTCGACCCTTGCTATGATGGAGACTGCTATTGAGTTGATTCTCAAGCGCCACCACGGCATTGCAGAACCAACATTCAAGCAGGTCAAGGACTTCTACGACAACAACCTTCACCCTGACGTTATCAACCTCGATGACGCGAGAGTCTACAAAAATGTTTTCCATAAGGGCAACTTCGTAGGCACTTTCCAGTTCACCGAGGACGGAGCGCAGAACTTCGCAGAGCGAGTAAAGCCAAACAACATCATTGATGTTTCCGCTATCACTTCCATCTATCGTCCCGGTCCTCTATCGGCTAACGTCCACGAGGATTACATTGACGCCAAGGAAAGCCCTCAGTACATCAAGTATCTCACACCAGAGGTGCAGGAGATCACCGAAGAAACGTTTGGTTTCTTGATCTTTCAGGAACAAATCGCCAAGATTGCTCACGCACTTGGTAAGGATTTGACTCTTGACGAGGGTAACTTGCTCCGCAAACTCCTAACTAAGAAGGGAACCGGAAAGGGTTTTGAGGTCAAGGATGCGATCCACAAGAAGTTCATTGATGGTTGTGTGGAGAAGGGCATCGCTAGAAGTGAAGCACAGGGTCTATGGGAGAAGTTTGAATACTTCTCTGGCTATGGTTTCAACAAATCCCACGCTGTTTCCTACTCTATCATTTCTTATCAGTGCGCTTGGCTCCTAACTTACTTCGAGGCAGAGTGGCTTGCTGCTTTCCTCGACAAAGAGCCCGAGAGCAAGAAGGAGAACGCAATCAACATTGCTAAGTCTCTTGGCTACAAGATTGCGCCCGTAGACGTGAACACATCCGGTAGGACTTGGGAGATTACTAGCGACGGCAAGACTCTTATCCAGCCCCTCACAAGCATCAAGGGCTTTGGTGAGTCTGCAATGGAGCAGGTGCTTGATAATCGCCCATTCACGGACATTGAGGATTTCTTGTTCCGAGAAGAGGTAAAGTATGCTAAACTAAACAAGAAGGCACTTGACGCCCTCTGTAGGGCAGGAGCAATGGATAGTCTAATTGACGACCGCTTCACAGGTCGCAAGCACTTCTGGTGTGCGTCCGTGATTGATCGTCCGAAGACCAAGAAGAAGTTCCACGACAACATTGATCTCTACAGACCAGAAGGCGACTTCTCAGAGGAAGAGATCATCCAGTTTAAGACTGAATTGACTGGCGTGTTCCCAATGAACTTGGTCATTAGTCCCGAGACTATCCAGAAACTGAAGGACAAGTACATTCCACCCATTTCCGAGTTTGACGAGGAACTACAGATCTGCTGGTTTATCCCACGCAAGGTTGTTCCGAGAAAGACAAAGAAGGGCAAGGACTTCTGGATTGTTGAGGTTATTGACTCAAACAACGAGACAGAAAAGATTAAGTGTTGGGGCATTGATCCAAAGAAGGATAGCATTCAGATCAACCGCCCCTACATGTCGCGACTGGATTACGATCCAAAATGGGGTTTCTCAACGAGGTCTCTCTACAGAAACTTTAGATTGCTAGGCTAACAATAAGGAGTAAAGCATGGCACAGAAGAAGACACACAACAAAGCACCCAAGAAAAAGACCAGTATTGGCAAGAGTGCTCTAACAAAGCGCAAGCAACCGGGACCACATGGTGGTAATAAGGGCTACAAGAAGAAGTATCGCGGTCAGGGCAAAGGTTAGTGTCAGCCTCCCACCTATTTATGGTGGGAGGTTTTTGCTTTGAGAGTAACAGATTTGTTAAAGTGGAAGAGAGCACTAAACGAAACGAAGTTCAAGCATGAAGAACTAAATCTTGTTATAGAAACATGTGAAGCACATGCGGTTGATTTTCAAATGTTTCTTGAAAACTACTGCTCAGAAAACGACATAGATTTACAAAAACTTAATCAAGAAAAAGGAGCGCTACCTGTCCCGCCCCGAGATCCTCGAAAAGAAAAGCTGATTGTTTCTGAGATTCAGGAACAAAAAGAAGAAGATGAAATACACTCGACCTTCAAGGAACTATTCAAGAAGTTAGCGCTAAATCTTCACCCAGACCGCTCTTTTGGCTTGACAGATGAAGAGCGACAGGTTAGATTATCTATGTTCAAGGAAGCCAAGCGAGCGCTTGATGATGGCGATTACTTTATACTCCTTGACATGTCTGAAAAATTTGATGTGCGAATTCCCGACAACATTATAGAACAAATTCGCTGGATGAAAGAACGAACTAAAGAGCTTGATAAACAGATAAAATCTAAGAAGAGCACTTATGATTATGTTTTTTCTGAAGCCGAAAGTGAAGATGAAAAAGCAAAGATCGTCAAAAATTTTTTGAGGCAATTTTTCCAGATTTAGAGGTCTTAAATGGAGCATCTGCTCAACTGCCACGGAGAATGGATGGCACTTTTTAGTTGCATCAGTTCCGTTCCCATGTTAAAGTATTGGTACAAGTTCAGAAACAAGGAGGAAACTTGATTACCGACATTGTTATTGGTCTTCAGCACGGAGACGAAGGTAAAGGAAAGGTCGCCCACCACCTACTTAAGAGTGGCGAATACACACACTGCGTTCGCTTCAATGGGGGATGCAATGCTGGACACACAATCTATCACGACGGCGTTAAGTTGGTTACCCATCACATTCCTGCTGGCGTGTTCTTTGGTGTTACATCCGTTATTGGTAACGGCTGCGTGGTCGATCCAGTCAAACTCTTTGAAGAAATAGAGTATCTTGAGTCTCACGGCATCAACGTCCGAGATCACCTAAAGATTGCGGAAAACGCACACATTATCACTTCGCTACACAAGGCGCAGGACGGAACAGATGAACGAATTGGAACCACTAAGACGGGAAATGGACCCGCTTACAGGGATAAGTATGCTCGCCGTGGGGTACGTGCTGGTGAGATTCCCGAACTTCATTCCTTCATTATCGACATTTATGAGGAACTTTCTGGAGACTCTGTAATCCTAATGGAGGGGGCACAGGGCTTCTGGCTTGACCCAGACTGGGGTGACTACCCTTATGTAACGTCTTCACACACAGGAACAGCAGCAGCCCTCCAAAACGGAATCAACCCACGCTCTATCCGCAATGTCTGGGGCATTATCAAGGCTTACGAGACTTATGTTGGAAAGCGTAAGTTCCAGCCCGACGACGCTGTGTTTGATCAGATTCAGCAGGTTGGTGCTGAGTTTGGTGCTACGACAGGTCGCGTCCGTCAGTGTAACTGGATCAACACAAGGGAAGTGCGTCAGGCAATTGACATGAATGGCGTGAACCGCCTTGTAGTCAACAAGATGGACGTTCTACGCGAGATCGACACTTGGGGAACCACAGAGCGCCGCCTTCACGGCGAGCGTCACTTCCGCAAGCACCTCACGGACGAGTTCAGTCGGAGACTAGGGATCGAGAAGATCTATTTCTCTGACAACCCTCACACGATCCACGAAGAAAATCCCTTGACAGCAGCCGCCTGACCGGTTACATTATCTATAACGTTGGAGGACAGATGAGCAAGAACTACGGCTACGCATGTATCAACATGCAGTTGTCAAACCCGCAGGATTATGGTGGTAAAAAGCAAGATAGAATCACTACTAATCGCTCCATGATCAAGAGAACTTTTGAAGAGAAGGGGATCGAGTATGCATCCTCCTTGTCTCTCCTAAACGTACTCGATCTCCAAAAGATCCTTGAATGGAATGTTGAGCACGGGATCAAGTTCTTCCGTCTGTCCTCCAACGTTTTTCCTTGGGCGTCAGAGTACCAACTCCACGACATGCCCGACTATGAAGCAATCTTCGAGGCTTGTGAGAAGGCAGGCAACTATGCACGGGAACATGGTATTCGTCTTACTTCTCACCCCGGACCATTCAACAAGCTGGCTTCTCCAAATGAGAAGGTGTTTCAGAACACCTTGAGAGACTTGGAGATTCACGGAGAGTTCTTCGACATGCTTGGCTTGCCCCGAGATCACTACGCAAAGATTAACATTCATGTCGGCGCAGCCTACGGCAACAAGCCCGTAGCCCTCGATACATTTGCTCGTAACTTTGAGAGACTACCAGATAGCGTGAAGTCTCGTCTAACCGTGGAGAATGACGACCGTGAATCACTTTACTCGACTATCGAACTCTATGAGGGAGTTTACAACAGGACTGGTATTCCGATTGTTTTTGATTATCATCATCACGGTTTTTGCACTGGCGGTCTTACAGAAAAAGAAGCCTTGGAAATTGCAATCTCGACGTGGGGAGACATCAAGCCGGTAGTCCACTACTCCGAGTCCCGTGCTGAAGAAAAGCGCGACTCCAAGATTCGCCCACATGCCCACTCAGATTTCGTCAACGGACCAGTTGACGACTACGGCTACGACCTCGACGTTATGATCGAGGCGAAGATGAAGGAACTCGCCCTGTTCGGGCTTAAAAAAAACGACGCTGAGCGCTTGACAGCGGCAGCGTGACGAGTTACATTACAAACATAACAAGGAGGACAGCATGTCTACATCAACCGAAGAGAAGAAGCGCTACGTCATGGAGTACATCCGTTCACTCGTAGCAATTGAAGAGGCCATGGAGCCTTACAAGGAGCAGAAGCGCGAACTGCGTACCGAGTATCGTGAGCAGGGCTGGCTGAACACCGACGAGATCCGTGCGGCTGTGAAGGCTTACCGTCTGTTCAAGGGTAAGATTGACATTGATGAGGTTTACGACAACTACAAGGCGCTTTCGGGCGAAGATACGGAGAACCCATGATTATTGAGTATCATCGCCTTTACAGCGACGTGCAGCATCCAACTCGCTCGAACCCCTCGGATGCTGGTCTTGACATCTATGCTTTCCTCGGAGGAAAGGATGACTTCAAGGTTATTCTGCCCGGACATTCTGTCCTAATCCCAACAGGGCTGAAGTTTGGCATTCCACACGGCTACATGCTACAGGTTATGAACCGCTCAAGTGTAGCAGCCAAGCGTGGTCTTGTTGTTGGAGCCCACGTCGTTGACTCTGGTTACGACGGAGAGGTCTTCATCAATCTTCACAACGTTGGGCATCGTAGTCAGGACATCAAGCACGGAGACAAGATTGCTCAATTGGTAATGATTCCAGTAGTCCACTTCCGTGCATTTGAGGAAGTAGACGGAATACTTTACGACGAGCGTCACCCAATCACTATTTCAGAACGAGGCTCAGGAGCCCTAGGGAGTACAGGTGGATAAGAATACACGAGAAGTCATGTTTAGTTCAAAGTCAAACGAGTGGGCTACTCCGCAGTCCATCTTTGACAAACTAAACAGCATCTATGGTCCATTTACTCTAGACGCTGCTGCATCAGACGACAACTACAAGGTCGCAAAGTATTACACTCAGGCAGATGATTCCTTATCACAGGATTGGTCTGGTCATCGAGTATTTCTCAACCCACCTTATGGTCGCGGACTAAAGGATTGGGTCAAGAAGTCATACGAAGAGGGACTTAAGGAAAACACAATGGTTGTTATGCTTATCCCCGCCCGTACTGATACTGCATACTGGCACGAGTACGTGATGAAGGCAGACGAGATTCGCTTTGTTCGAGGACGCATCAAATTTGGTGATGAGACGAATAGCGCACCATTCCCATCAGCAGTGGTGGTTTTTCGTCCGTCCGCATTTGACGGACCCCGCATCACAGGAATGGAGCGACCATGAATAGGGCACAACGGCGACGGCTCAAGAAGAAGAATAAAGGCAACGAAAAACTCGCCCAAAAAATTTCCACCTTTAGCCACAGACCGGACAACTGCTCAGCATGTAACGCCGCATTTGACCCCAAATCCAAGGAACATGCGCTCACATGGCGAGTAGTTGTACGGGAAAATCCAACGCAGGTAACCCTATTTTGCCCAGATTGCATCAATAAAGCACAGGAGGTAATTGATGCCCACACCAACACAGATGATTGACCTATTTGATTCGCAGGGCTCTCACGATGACGAGTTCTCCGACAACCTAACAGGACTTGAAGGTCTAGCACGACGCGAAGCCGTCAATCACCCCTCACATTACAACACCGGAAAGATTGAAGTAATTGACGCAATCGATGATTGGAAACTTGACTTCAATGCCGGTAACGTGGTAAAGTATGTTGCGAGACACCAACACAAGGCAGATCCCCTTGAAGACCTCAAGAAAGCCCGTTGGTATCTTGACCGACTAATCGAGAGGATAGAAAATGGCAGTTAGCAGAATCAATCGAAAAAACCTAGACCAAATCCTAGGTGGCGGAGTGACAGGTGAACACGAAGTCGTAATTAAACTCTATGGCTCCAATTGTCACCTATGTCACGCTCTAAAGCCGCAGTTCGTAGACATTTCCGATGAATATGGTGATGTTCACTTCTATGCATTCAACATGGAAGACGGCGAGGGTCTAGAAAAGAAGTGGGGATTTAGTGGAGTTCCTTCCATTTGTTATGTCCGCACCGGAGGTATGCGTCCTCGTGTGCGTTTCATGGAAGACCCGCCGCAACCGCATAAAGAAATGTGGTTCCACCCAACCGGAATCCGCAAGTTTATTGACAACAATAGGAACTAACAATGGAGACAGCATTAACCTATGACGACGTTTTACTCTTACCACAATACTCCGATATCCGCTCTCGATCTGAAGTGGATATCTCTTCTAATCTGGGGAACGGACTAGAACTCGGACTACCCATCTTTGCTTCACCGATGGATACTATTTCCGAGGTAATGATGGCAGAAGCAATGCACCATGCAAGCAGTGCTGGTGTTCTACACCGCTACAACACAATCGGGCAGCAAACCGAAATGATTCGTGCTGCCAAAAGTAGCGGCGTAGCCAACATCGGATTCGCTGTTGGCATTGATAACGATTACCTTGATCGTGCTGAAGAGGGCGTAAAGGCAGGCGCAACATTTGTTTGCGTTGACGTTGCTCATGGCCACCACGTCAAGATGCGAGAAGCCTTGAAAAATTTGCGTTATGAATTGGGTTCCCAAATCCACATCATGGCAGGCAACGTAGCAACCCTCGAAGGCGTAAACGACCTCGCAGACTGGGGAGCAGACTCCGTTCGATGCAACATTGGTGGTGGCTCTATCTGTTCTACCAGAATCCAGACAGGACACGGACACCCCGGCTTGCAGACGATCTTTGATTGTTCTCGCACAGACCGCGACGTTACTATCATTGCCGACGGAGGCATTCGCAACTCTGGCGACATTGTAAAGGCTCTCGCTGCTGGCGCAGACGCTGTAATGTTGGGTTCCTTGCTATCTGGAACGCGCGAGACACCCGGAGAAACCCTTGTAGACGGAACAGGTCGTAAATTTAAAACCTACCGAGGAATGGCGTCCAAGGAGGCGCAAATGGATTGGAGAGGACGCTACTCTTCGTTTGAAGGTGTCTCCGCTACTGTTCCCTACCGAGGCAAGGTAAAGAACGTTCTTGAAGACCTTGAGCGAGGCATTCGTTCTGGGTTGTCCTACTCTGGTTGTCGCTCTATCCATGAACTACAACATAGAGCCAAGTTTGTTCGTCAGACCTCCGCAGGTCTTGGCGAAAGCAGAACACACATTCTGAATAGGAGTGTGTGAAATGTCTGACGATCCAAACTACGGAGAAGACGTAAAGTCAATTCGTTTTTGGGTCTATGACGACGATCACGCACGACTAATCATAAGGCTGAGACACAACAAGATAAGGGTGTCTCAGTTCTTCCGTGCCGTGATCGATGGCGTCATTGAGGAAGACCCAAATCTAATGGCTTTCTTGGACAATTATGTTGTAGAGCATAAGATCCTAAGCCGCAAACGCTTTACCAAATCGCTCAAACTGAGAAAGAAAGGAGAAGAAAAGTTAGAAGACTGGGGACTCCTAGATGATGCCGACAAAGAAAACCTATTTGATCTAATCGCACAGGAGTTTCCAGACCTATGAATAAAGAAGACTTACTAGTATGCTCGCAGCAGTGCCTTAAAGACAGGGAATGTTGCCCAGCAGACAAATGTAAATTTCACATTGACTATGAAGACGAATTTAATTGTTCCCTGATCTCGATCCATGAAAATGGACCTATGACTCTCAGGGAAATAGCAAAACGCGAAGGACTTTCTTTCGCGAGAATAAAACAAATAGAAAGTAAGGCACTAATTAAACTACAGAAACGTTTGCCTGACGGAGAAGAATTATTGGCTTCTTCTGGTGACGTAGACTATTTAACATTGAGTTTTTAAGGAGAATTAAAACAATGGCTCGCAAGACACTACTATCAGAATCAGAAATCCGTCAGTTTATGAAATTGGCGAACATCAAGCCCCTACAAGAAATGGGCATGGGCGGCGAACTACCAGTCCCCGGTATGAGGGATGATGAGGAAGAAGAAGACGAACCCGGAATGCGCGATTACATGCAGGAGGCTGAAGACGAAGAAGCGCCCGCCCCAGAAATGCCAGCCCCCGAGGGCGGCGAAGAAATGGAAATGGATATGGGCGCTGAAGAACCCGCAGGCGACATGGACATGGATATGGGTGGCATGGACGCAGACGGTGGTAAAGAAGAGCAGTTTGCTGACATCGTTGACAAACTTGCTGACCTACTTGGTCTTGACGCCGATGTTGAGGTTGGTGGCGAAGAAGAGATGGAAATGGGGGGTGAAGTTGACGCCGATGAAGGTGGTGATCTAGAAATGGCTGACGCCGCTCCCGAAGCCCCAATGGAAATGGGTGACGAAGATGAGGCAGATGAACCAATGATGGAAAGTGACGAAGAAATTGTACAAGAAGTCGCTCGCCGCGTGGCTGCCCGCCTACTCCGTGAGAAGAAGCAGGAAGATGTGGCGACCAAGTTAGCCGAACGTATCTTCCGTCGCTTGGCTTCAAAATAATAACTTGACAGCATTCTCCTGAGCCGTTATAATAACCATCTAGGCAACCATCCTAGGTGGTTATTTTTATGGAGGGACTTATGGTTTGGTACATTGCATTAGGAATTTTATGCTTCGGGCTTGGACTTACATTTGGGTTCTTGCTCTCCGTCAGGGCGTCAGGCTCAACAACGATCTTGATCGTCAAAGCCTCCAGCGTTATTGGGTTATCTATTTTAGCCAAGTGCATAGAGAATTACAGTTACGCGAACCTAGTTAAATTAGACGCCCTTAGAAAGTCGGGCGTAGAACCCGACGATAAGGTTTACAAGTTAGAGAAGGAGAACCAAGAGAAGATTATGAATAACTTCAAAGAAGATTCAATCAAGTTCTTGGTCAACGCACACAGCGGAATCTTCAAGGAGATCGCACCCTATACAGATTGGCGTTCAGCCATGAGGTTTTTAGAAAAGAACAGAGAACTAGCGATTCTATTTAGAAAAGGAGCAGAATCATGATTAAGCAGATTATTGGAAAGATTGTTGAGAAGCTACTACCTTCTCCAAACGCAGAAGCGCAAGCAGAACCAAAAGTCGTGAATCTAGCCGAAATGCTAGGTGGAGGTCCAGAGCCGGAACTAAGAGTAATCGGACTCTACTCCAACGTTGAAGACGAGAAGATTGCTGAACTAACACAGGCTCTACTTTACCTCAACGAGACTAACAAGTTGAGAGACAAGGAAAAGGAAGAAAGTAAGCCTGTTGAATTCTACATCAACACCTATGGCGGTTCTGCTGATGACATGTTTGCAATGTATGACGTTATGCAGCAGGTCATGGAGGAAACTGAAATCCACACCATCGGTGTTGGCAAGGTTATGTCCGCAGGCACCCTACTCCTCGCAGCGGGAACCAAGGGCAAGCGCAAGATTGGCAAGAACTGCCGCGTAATGATTCACAACGTTGCAGCAGGTAACTTTGGAATCCTACCTAACCTCACAAACGAACTTGAGGCTATCCAGCAACTACAGGACGACTACATCACTGCTATGGTTGAGAACACCAAGTTCACACGTAAGAAGTTGGAGAAACTACTTAGTGAAAAGGTAAACATCTATCTCTCTGCTGAAGAGGCAGTGAAGTATGGTCTTGCCGACGAGATAATGTGAGGTTAAGTTATGTCTGATAGTTTGTTAACAATTCTTGAAATTATGGAGGGAGTTTTGGGTGAATCTCGAAATACACTTGGGGCTGACGTAAATGAAATTCTATTGGCACTTATAGCATCCGATTCTCTAGGTGGTGATACATCAAAATTTATCAACTACGAAGAGGCTTTTCAAACGATCAATCAGAGAAAAACACAACTAACTGCTGCACAAAAATCAGCAGAACTTGAAATACAAAGTCAGCGCGCAATTAAAATGTTTGAAGAAATTGAAGATTGGCGGCAAGAAAATGGCTTTGAGGGTGAAATAACAAAGGTATGGTGGACTGCTCGACCAAATGTTTTGGTTTCTGCTGTACCCGCAGCCGAATTAGGAAACCCCTCTGACATTTTGTACGAAATAAACGGCACAGAATATCTTGGTATATCTGCAAAGTCAACAAAAACAAAACAAAAAATTGGATTTAAAAATCATGGTGTTGGGTGGCTTGTTGAAGAATTAGGTTTGAATATCGACAAAATTAATAAAAGTGTCGAAAATTTTATTGTTACCAATAAACTCAGCCAAACTGCCGCAACAAGAAAAAAGTTTCTAAGAGCACCTGAAAACAAAGACATCAGAATAGCAGCAGAAAAACACGCCGATCAAATAGTAAATCAACTTAGAGATATACTCTTAGAAAGATTAAAGGAATTACCGGTGGCAGAGTTAAGAGCACACTTGTATACTCACTGGCTCGATGCATCTCCTACAGTATATCCGTATTATGTACAATCAACGGGTTACGGTATGCCCGGAAAGTCATATGGTGCAATGATTATGGATCCGATCAACAATGAAAAATACAAATCATTGATGGGAGAAGATGTCGAGATTGTACCAGTTGGTACCAATAGCATTGGAATAAAAAGCGTAAACGGCACCAAAATTATGAAAATTAGATTTAAATACGCTGATCAAAAACTCGCATCTTCATTGAAATTGTCAGGCGATCCGTGGTAAAATAAAACAATACTTGGAGGAAACTTGAAATCACCACTACGTTATCCCGGTGGAAAAACACGCGCAATAAAGCACCTACTCCCCCACATTCCAGAGGGGGACATTTGTTCCCCATTCTTGGGCGGTGGGTCGTTAGAGTTGGTGCTCTCCAAAGATAGAGCCGTCTATGCTTATGATGCGTTCTATCCTCTCTACAACTTTTGGAATTGTCTGCTGACAGATAAAGATTATCTTGTAGCGCAGGTAAAGAAGTTACATCCATTAGACAAAGAAACATTCAAGGCTTTACGAATGCTCTTGCGAGGCTACGATCCAACGCAGGGCAAGAGCGTAGAACTTGCTGCCGCTTACTTTGCGATCAATCGTTCTTCGTTCTCTGGCGCAACACTATCAGGTGGTTTTTCCCAGCAAGCAGCCGACGGACGCTTCAACGAGAACAGCATCAAAAGGCTGGCTAACTTTGACGCACCCAACCTAAAAGTAGGCTTTCTGGGCTTTGAGGAGTCCATAGAGCAGCACAAAAATTGTTTCCTTTATCTTGACCCTCCTTACTTTTTGGAGGAGAAGAGCAAGTTATATGGAAAGAACGGAGACATGCACGAGGGATTTGATCATAAACTTTTACATTCCCTCTTGACAAATCGCCAGAACTGGTTATTATGTTATAATGATTGTGAGTTTATTCGCGAACACTACTCTGACTATGAGATTATTCCGGCAGAGTGGGCTTACGGAATGAACAAGAGCAAGAAGTCAAACGAAGTTTTCATTATTTCACGAGGTTAAAATGACAAACAAGATGGTATTCGCAAACAACGAAGAACTACGACAGAAGATTCTAAACGGAGCAAACACACTTGCTGATTATGTTTCTTCTACTCTCGGACCAAAGGGCAGAACGGTTCTTCTAAAAGAGCACGATAAGTCTGCTTTCGCAACAAAGGACGGAGTAACAGTAGCCCAGTTCGTTCAGTTGGACGACGAGTTTGAGAACGCTGGCGCACAGGTTATCCGTCAGGCTGCTAACGAGACAAACACAAGCGCTGGAGACGGAACAACAACTGCTACCGTCCTTGCGAGAGCAATCCTAAATGAAGCACAGCGACACATTGTTGCTGGTGTTTCTCCAATCGAACTACAGAGGGGAATAGATGCAACAGTATCAGAGATTTGTAACAACCTTACAGAGATGGCGCGACCAGTCAATAGCATTGACGACATCAAACACATCGCTACTATTTCAGCCAACAACGATTCTACTATTGGGGATCTCATTGCTATGGCTGTGGACAAGGTAGGTCAGGACGGCTCTATCACAATCGAAGAGTCTCGTTCTATGGAGACTTCTATTGACGTGACCGAGGGCTTCCGCTTCCCTGCTGGCTTCTGTGCATCTGCATTTGTCAACGACGAGCGTCGTAATGTGATGCACTACGAAGAGCCGCTGGTTATGGTTACAGACTACAAGATCACACAGGTAGAGCAGATTCTTCCTATTCTTGAGTTGGTTGCAAGAGAAGCGCGCCCACTCGTCATTGTTGCAGAAGACATTGAGGGTCAGGCACTTGCTGCTATGATTATGAACGCTATGCGTGGCTCTCTAAAGATTGCAGGAATCAAGGCTCCATTCTATGGTGAGGAACGCCGCAATCTTTTGTCTGACCTTGCTATCTCGACTGGTGCAACATTCATCACCCGAGAGTCAGGACAGAAGTTGCAGACCGCAACTCTTGATCAGTTGGGTACGGCCAAGTCTGTTGAGAGCACCAAGGTCGGCACCATTCTTGTCGGCGGTAACTGTGACTACGAAGCAGTTGAGACTCGTATTGAGAGTCTAAAGGCTGAGATTGCAAACACAGACGACTTTGCAGAGTGCGAGCGCATTCAGGGTCGCATTGTTCGCCTATCTTCAGGTGTTGCTGTGATTCATGTTGGTGGTGCAACACAGGTAGAGATGACCGAACGCAAGCACCGCATTGAGGACGCCCTTGAAGCAGTCCGCTCTGCACAGGAAGAAGGCGTAATCGGTGGTGGAGGCACAGCCCTGCTACGAGCAAGCAACTCTCTTGTCGTTACAACTGACCACGAAGAGCAGGCAATTGGTATTGCGATCGTAAAGAAGGCATGTGAAGCGCCCTTCCGTCAAATGTGTAGAAACGGCGGCAAGAGCGAAGACCTCCTGCTGGCGCATGTTCTAGACCAGTCAAACGACATGGGCTATGATTTCCGCAACGGCACCTTGACAAACCTCTACGAGCGTGGTATCTTAGATCCAGTGAGAGTAACCAAGTCGGCACTGAAGAACGCAGCGTCGTGCGCCGGCACACTTATCACGACCAACTATGGGATTATTCAGGTATCATGATGATAAGAGGAGACTTAGTTCACATCCCGCAAGATGCTTTCTTGCTTCAGGATGCAGAAGAATATCTAAAAGAGTATGTCAAGACAGACAAGCCAGTCAAGGCATTGTTTTGGGATCGAAACCCCAAAGAACCAACATGGGGAATGGTCTACTACAAAGGCAAGGTCTGGTCGGTAAAAATGAGAGACATTTATCCAATCAACAAGGAGGTGGAGAATGCTAGTTAAACTTACAGAGGTGTGTGGAACAGGTGCAGTAACAAGCGGTCGCCGTTATTCACTACGAGAGGTGTTCGTCAATCCAGAGCACGTCGTTATGGTGAGAGAAGAACACCAGATGAAGAATCTAAACGAGCAGGGAATGCTTACAGAGGGTCTTAGCAAAGAGCACCGCTTCTCCAAGATTACTATTGATAAGGGAACCACAGGCACAGAGATTGTTGTTATTGGAGATCCAAACTCGGTAGAGACAGCACTACAGACCCGCAGCCAACTACTGAGAGGATAAGATGGGACAGAGAGTAAACATTCAGTATTCTGTTGAACTCGATGAGTTGCCTAATGAAGTTAACCGCCTATTTAGTGATGCAATCAGGCAACTCGATGTTCTTGCACCTGTGGGTGGTACACCAACTCTTAAACTTGGAACCGATGGCCTTGATAAGTTAGACGATCTGCGTCGCAAACTCGCCAAGATAGACATAATGCTTGGCGACATTCAGAATATCGTTGAGGGTTATGTGCGCTTCAAGACACAACCTGAACAGCCAAAGGTTCCAGATTCTCCAAGCGAAGCAGAAGAGATCGAAATGCTTGAGGACAGAATAGCAAAGTTCAAGGAAATGTTTGATGCGAAGCCCAATCAAGAATCTGAAGAACAAAACTAATAGTTTTTCAACCCTAAAGACATTGATTCCAAAAGGCTCCGTCGTCCAGACTTACCCTTTTTATGATGGTGCTTTGGAGTTCTCTCTTGCAGAAACTGATAGATATGCTATTGGTTGTACTAAGAGTATTGTGGTCCATGAATTTTGGACTTACGCCATGAAAGACTCAAAAAAAATTTCTCTGATAGCAGACAAAATGTTTCCTGTTGTCAACGAAAATACTTTTGATATCTTAAAGACAAACTGGTATTCTTACAAGGATCCATTTGTTAGAAGCGCATTGTTTTATCTTCTAAATAGATGTTCTTCAATTGGAATGATCACACACGGCGAACTCGATACGAAAAACTATAATCCAATATCTTTGAACGAGTTAAAGACTTTTAAGATAGGCAATTTTCATTCCGTATTTTTACAGCAACACGAAGAATATCAAACCTTATCAAATTCTGATTTTAATTTGTTTAGTGGTGGCAATTACTTTTATGATGTTCTAAGTACAGAGCAAGTCGTAGGTCTTGAAGAGTCACCTTTTCAGCATACAAAGATGTTGAAAAAGTTTGTGCATAGTCCAACAATTTTTGTTTACAACTATCATCCACGTTTAGGTAAAATGAAAAATTGGGATAAAATTTTTCTTGATCAATACGGCAGAACAACAACCGAGCAAAACGCTAAGGAAATAATCTTACACAATGTATGACAAACTCGCAATCGCAACCTGCCTTTTCATTCTCGGACAAGGCATCACATGGTTTAGTTCTTATTCTCAGTTCGTCTGGGATTGGGCAAGAGAACACACACTATGGATTGCGATTTGCACAGCAATTCCGTCAGCACTATGTTTCATTTACGGGCTACGCTATGCCTATGAATTCTTCCAGAGCGGCTGGGCTCCAAGATTCTACATCTTTGCGCTCTCGTTTGCTATAATGCCAGTTCTTTTCTGGTATTTCATGGGAGAAAAGTTCTTCACACCGAAGAACATGATTTCGGTTGCACTTGCGACCACAATTATCTACATCCAAATGAGGTTCAAATGAGAAAAGTAGAAAAGCCTTGGGGACATGAGGTCATCTGGGCAGAAACACCAAACTATGTAGGCAAACTCCTACACATCAACGCAGGACACAGACTATCGTTACAATTCCATAGAGTGAAAGAGGAGACTGTTTATGTAGTCTCGGGCACTCTCTACATTTATGACGGGAGTGGTGGAATCACCAAACTAACGCCCGGTCAGTCTTTCCACGTCAATCCGTTACAGGTCCATCGTTTCGGCGCTAACGAAAGCGACGTTGAGATAATGGAGGTCAGCACTCCACATCTTGATGATGTTGTGAGATTAGAAGACGACTATCAAAGATAGAAACTATTTATTGGGAAACAGGAGAAAATAGATGTCTTTTGCGACTGATAAATGGTTTAAGCACTTACACGAAGAAATCCTAATAGAGGGTCTAGCCGACATAGGTTTGGATGAAAACATCCAACAAGAGATCAAGGATAAACTACCAGAGGCAAGTGAGAAAAGCCGCGTGTGGGTTGGTAATGCTTGGAAGTCTCTTGAAGGAAAGAGACTTTCCAGTTATGGTTGGTTTGAATATCTCGCCGGTAAGATAATCGAAGAACGCGGTAGAGCATTCCAGAAGCCGCCAGAAGAAGGCGGTTACAATCTCCTGACTAATTTGATTTCTGTTTACACAACGCAGCCTGCTGCTAAATGGCCAAAGGCAAAGCGTCAGTTTGTAAAGGCTGTAAAGAAGGGAGGATTCTCCGAGGAGCAAGCCAGACAGGCTTTACTTGGTCTCAAAAATCTTGAAATGAGAATTTGGCGCTGGTTTAGTAGTCGCATTGAGAATGTTATTATTACTCTCAACCAGAACCCAAACAACTACGAAATGATCAAGTCAATCCCACCGAGTGATCAAATAGAGGCTGAACAAGTGTGCTTTGACTATCAGCAGACTCGTGAGGATCCAGATCAGATTATGCACGTATTTGACGATGGCTCCTACTGGTACGACCTCGACACCTATCAGTGTAAAATGGAAGGCGACAGAATGGGTCACTGCGGAACTGATGAACGGGGCACACTTTATTCACTACGCAAAAAAGAGTCGGGACAGAAATCCTCCAAGTCTTACGTTACTATTGCTTACAACGCGCACGACGAAACCATCTACCAAATCAAGGGTCGCCAGAATACTTGCCCACCACGAGAACTATGGAATCACATTGCGACATTCATCGAGATTACAGGTGCTGAGAAGTTAGCAGAAACCGGCGAGTATTCAAATGAGCCCGAAGAGTTTGAAGAACTCGGACAATGGCTTGATGAGAACACCGGTATTTCTTTCGAGGGTTCATTCGAGAAAAGAATGGAAGAGTTCAGAGAAGAAGTAGAGCGCCTTGAGAACGATTGGAAAAGATCAGATTATTTCCAGCAGGTAGATTTTGATGGTGTTTCAATTGACACAATGGACGGGTATGATGGCGACACCCCTATGTGGGCTGCCAGCGTAAGTTCTATTGCTTCCAAACTCCCATTTGATTTGTCTGAAGAAGCGATGCGTACTTTTTTTGCTGTTGGCTCCGAAAACAGCGCAGACCTTGCCCTCGCTGACGAGATAGAAGAAGCAATAATGGAGATCTTCAAGGAAGAAGATAGAAACGAAATTATAAAAGACGCGCATCATTACCATCAGGCTTATGCTTACTTGGTCAAAGCAGACAACTACACTCAGGCATTCATTAGAGCCGATAACATGTCGAGCCTAATGAGAGAAGATCGCGAGCAATTGACCAAGGGCTCTGGTACTTACGTTGTTATTTGGGACATTGGTCGATTGTTTGACGACTGGACTGGTGATAATTTGAACGCCACCGACGCAGAAGCGTTCGGAGAATGGTATGAAACCGTCAACGAGATGGTAGATGATCTTGACGACTCGCTTGACGCAATTGAAGACCTTCTAGTTTCAAGAAAACTTGCAAAGCGCCCGGATCTTAAGGGCTACGCCGATAGGGCTGAAGAAGAATTCAACAACTTTACGGTCGCATCCTCAACTAAAGCAAAAAGAGGCACAATAGAATTGTTTGCCTCTGGTGTCTTGTTCAAGGCAACCGAAGAACAAATGCAGGCACTCAAACAGGTTGGCTTCAACCGATCACTCTTTAGGCAACACAATGGATCTTACTGGGGCTACGAACTAAGACGCGAGTTCTTGGACACCGTGTTTAACTACGACCGCCAAGCACAGGCTTTCGCCAAAAACCAGATGAAACTGAACTTTGGAGAAAAATACAAAGAAATCCCAGACGATACTTTCGACAAGGCATTCGAGATCATAGAGCAGGATGCCCAAATCGGCATCACCACAACCCCAGCAGGCAAGGGAACACCACCCTCCATCAATTACAAGATTACAATTATTATGGACAAGAACACCTTCCCTGTTCTTGGGCCTTACATCGAATACTATGACAACCACTTTGATGTAATGATCAAGGGCTTTGAGCGAGGCGTTAGAGCAGAAGTGAAGAAAGCAGAAGAAGTCTATCAACAGAGGACAGGTTCAGACACAAGTCTCCCTGTTGAGGAAGCGAGAGCAAACCCACTTGACGTTCGTCTCTACGAGATTGACTTTGTTATGTCCTACCCTCTCGGTCAAGGCTATGAAATGACCGACATTCACAACATCGTTCGTGCGATCCCTGATGTGACGACCGTTAGAACCGTCGGTGAAACAAAGAGAACACAAGCCAACAGAACCGTATCTTTACAGCGTCTAAAGTTTGCTCTACAAGGGCAGACGCCAAGAAACGAATGGGTCAAGCAAGTTCTCTTACCACAGATCCACAAGATTAGTTCGGACATTCGCATTCACAAAGTTGAGCGTGCCGACTTGGTTTCCAACAGCAAGCAAAGGCTTGAGGAATACTACGCTGCTTATTCACAGCGTCCGTCCGCTCCGAGAACAACACCAAGACCAACAATCCAAGGTCTAATTGACGACTGGGTTGAGGGTGGGGTTATGTACGACCAGCCAACCAACATCAACCTAACACGTTACAGCGTGATGATGCCGGTGGCTGACTTGGAGCACCTATGCGGTCGCGAGGCACGCAAGCACGGACACCACTTTGACGCAGGTTATGAAAACTTTATCAAAAACGGACCTCGCGATCCTATTTACTTAGCGATCGGCAAGAACGGGAGAGCAAAGATAACTGGAAATGAGGATGATTTGCGCTACGCAATCAAAGCAGGAGTTGAGGAAGTTCCAGTGTTCATTTCTTACCAGCGCCAAGTCTAGGAGAACAGAATGAAATCACTAAGCACCGCCTTCAAAGTCATGTTGGCTGGAATCTTTACGGGGGCGATGCTTGCAGCACATTTGTTCTATGTTCCTGTCTCGCCAAAAGGCTTTCACACAACAGAAGGAATGTCCAGTTCCTACACAATCAATGAGAAGAAAGCCGTTACAAGATCAACAGAATCGGTCGTTCAGGTGTTCTCGCTTGGTGGAGAGGTGTTCGCGCTCTCTGCCTTGAGCGGAACCTACATAACCTACAACAATCGCTTCTATGTCTTGACCTCCGCCCACGGAATTATCGGTGAGTGCGTAGGAATCAAGATCTCTTACTTGGATTCTCAGGTCAATTGTATTGATTTGCTTTACATAGATAGAAAAGTTGACTATGCCGTGATCGAGGTTGAGGAAATGCCGACAAGAAAAGCAGTCAAGATCCCAAGAGCATTAGCAAACCCAAGAAAGAGTTTCAACATCCTTGACAAGGCTTACTACACGGGTTATCCTAATAGTACGGGACCGACAACATGGGTAGGAACTATCGCTGGGGCTGGTCCTGACTATTTAATCTTGCAATCTTACGCTTGGTCTGGCGCGTCTGGATCTGGCGTGTTTGACGAGAAGGGAAGTCTAATCGGAATTGTAATGGCTCTTGATGTGGGAAGAACAAAGGAAGGAACCCAGATTCTAAACAACTTTGTGATCATTGTTCCCACTTGGGCTATTGATTGGGCTGAAATTTTCAAGGAGTAACCCTATGGACGACAAGAAGAAAGATTGCCCCTACGAAGAAGTAACGGGCAGAATAGAAACGATTGACGTAAACCTCAAAACCATTCGTGAGAGACTAAAAGTGATCGAACTAATGGTTGAGAAGCACAAAGAAAAACAAATGGAAATGTGCGAAGATGAAATAGAATCCGAGAATGCGCTACAAGACGCACTAGACAACTATTTTATTGATGAACTAATGAAGGCAAAACCAGCAGGAGAAGCCTAATGTCAGAAACAGCAGAGGCTGTCAACACCGAGGTAGAAAACCTCAAGCCTAAGAAGTTGACCAACAAAGCCCAGCAGGGCATGACTACCTTTACCGTTTGTCGTCAAAGTGACGAAACAGGAATCTCTGGTGAAGGTGTCGTAATTGAAGGCTGTGTGTTCGCAACAGGACACACTGTTATCCACTGGCTCACGCCAGCACCAAGAGGAAGCATTGCTTTCTTTGATAATTTTGACGACTTTATCAAGATTCACGTCAGTTCCCACCCAACAAACGGAACAATTATCACCTATGATGACGGACGACAGACTATTTACACTGCGACAGGAGAGGTAAAGAAGAATGAGCCAGAAGAAAGTGGACCAGCGTAAGCGACCAGAGCCATCACAAATTATGGGTAACGCAGCGCAGCGTCAGTTGAAAAACCAACGCAAGCGTAACGGCAAGATGTACACCGGCAAGCAAGGCATTAAAAGCCAGATTGCGAGCGACCCCTACAAAGGCAAGGTTTCTTTCGGAACTGATAAGTATCGCTTTGAAGAAGTCCTTGAGGTTGATCCCGAAGGCTTCCCAATGAACGATCAGTTAGAGCCACGCCTTTGGAATGGTGACGAACTCAAGCCACACATCAAAGAGCGTCTAATGGAGATCGCAGAGGACTTTGTTGATAACCTTCCGTTCCCTGTTGAGATCAAAGACGTTCGCTTCACAGGCTCTCTCGCAAACTACAACTGGTCAAAGTATTCCGACATAGACCTACACATAGTCGTAGACTTTACAGACATTGACGATAACAAAGATCTTGTAAAAGAAATGTTTGATTCCAAGCGCCTACGCTGGAACGAACTACACAACATAAAGATCAAGGGCTATGATGTAGAACTCTACGTTGAGGACATAGACGAAGAACATTCTTCTTCTGGAATCTACTCCGTAATGAACGACGAGTGGGTTCAGCACCCCGAACAGATTGATCGCTCTATTGACTTGGAGACAGCCAAGAAAAAGGCTTCCGACATAGAGCAACAAATAGCCTCTGTGGAGCGTCTGTTCAACTCTGGCGAGTTTGAAAAAGTTATGCGACACGTTGATAGGATCAAAAATAAAATCCGCTCTATGAGGCAAGCAGGGCTCGAAACAGAGGAAATGGAATTCAGCCCCGAGAACATTGCCTTCAAGTTGTTGAGAAGAAACGAACTCCTCGACACACTAACCAAACTAAAGTACAAAGCCTACGACCAATCTATGACCTTGGACGATTAATGGAATTCTACGACATTACAGACGAAGACAAGCCACACCCCGGCGAATACATCTTCTATGTGCCCTCGCAGGCAATCGTTCTCTGCGGTGCCTACACAGGCACACACATCAAGGCACTCCACAACGGCAAAGTGGTCAAGGATAGGGTCGAGAACTTTAAAAAAATAAAAATAGGTATGAAAGAAAAGCGAAAGAAGTTTGCATCGAGGTGTAAAGCGTGTGGTAAATGACCAAGATTTATACCTACTGTCTCTTTGACGGGGACGACACCTTCCACGGCGTGTACTCGTCGTTGGCTGCCGCTTATCGTGATGCGATCCGTCTCGCAAACCGAGGGCAGAGTCGTGTGATGCTCCAGACCGAGAACGGATGGGTCGATCCTGACTTGACAACACTACGCAACGTGTTATATTCTAAGTGTGACGTGGTGGTCGTCCTACAGGGCGGTCGTCACCGAGCCAAGATACTCAAAACAAGACTAAAGGAGTGAACAATGATCATTGACATGACAGAAGAGATAAATTCAAGCATCTCTACAATACCAGAATTATGGACGGACTCTAAACATGAAAACTGGTTTTTGAATAATAATTATTCCAAAGGTTCGCATGGCACAAATGCGTACAAAAAATACCTTGAAAGTCTAGGTTATGAAGTTATTATAATTTCTGATCAAGGCGATCTCATGTATAGGCAATCTTCATCAGATAGTTGGATTAAATCGGAAGTCAAGGCTTCTAAGGCAGATCTTGAATATACAAAGCGTGGCTTTCTTAAAGAGCAACTTTGGTTCAATCAATTGCGACCAAAGCAGAAAGGCTGGGATGAAGTTGCACTAGTTGGATTCTATCCAAACCACATTAGAATTTGGAGGAAAACTAGAAAAGAATGGGACGCTGAGTGTTTAACTATGCATTCAACCAATAAAGTTCTTGAGCACGTTGGAACCGATGAACTCAGAGGTGTTCGGCTGCTTAAAAATACTAGAACAGATAATTTTTCTGAATGGGAATGTATTCATAATGATCAGCAAGGAGATCTGATTTGATGTCCAATAATGTGAAAGCAGGGCACAAAGACAAGCAGTCGTATGCCAACACAAGAACAACTGGCAAGGAACAATATTACACCACCCCCGAGGTTGTTGATCTTTGCTTAGATGAGGTTCGCAAGTACATCGACCTTTCAGGTCGTACTATTCTTGAGCCTTGCGGCGGAACCGGAGAGTTTATCAAAGGCTTTCATCGTATTGGTATTGAAGACAAGAACATCTTATCTTATGACATTGAGCCAAAGCATCCTCTTGTGAAGAAGGCAGACTATCTTGAAACTCAATTTGATAGGACTGATTTGGTTTCAATAACAAACCCGCCGTTCGGTAGGGCAAGTTCATTAGCAAAGAAGTTCTTTGAGCACGCAGCAGGTCATTGCGAATACATTTGCTATTTGATCCCAAAGTCTTGGAGAAAATGGTCAACCCAAAACAGTTTGAACAAGAATTTTCATCTTGTATCTGACATTGAGTTGCCAAAGAACTGCTTTTACAGATCAGACGATGAAGAAGAATCAAAGAAGGATGTTCTGAATACGGTCTTTCAGATTTGGAAGCGAGAAAAACATAAGCGTCCCAAGTTTAAGGTCAAAGACCACGGTTTGGTTTCTAAGATGCAGCCAAAGAAAAAAGAGGTTGCGGTATTCAGAAAGGTAACTGAAGAACTTTATCACGTTGTCGATGACCAGACAATAAAATTCGAGAAGGAAGTTTACGAAAAAGTTATGCAAAAGCGTCCCGACAAAATCACAGGCGCTAACTTTCAGATGATTGTCTTTGGACATTCGTGTGGTAAGTGTGAAGACTTAGATCCAAACCAAGAATATGAAGCAAAGACAACTACCATGTACTTTGATATCCCAAGACAAGACGTTAAAGAGGCAATGAAGGCTATTGACTTCTCAGTTCACTTTAACAATGTTGCGTATGTTCAGGCGCTTTCACTACAAGAAATCAACTATGAATTGAATAATTACTTTGGATTGCCAAGTTGAGTTTGGTGTTAACTTTCTCTGCTTGACAGCAGGTGATCCCTCGGTTAGATTATACACGTCACTGACACAACACAGGAGGACAGATGACTGACTACGACCACACCGCATTCGTTTCCATGCATGAGGGCATGGAGTGCGAGAACCCCTTTGACGAGGGGCTCGCTTGGGAGTGGGACGACGAGAGTGATTACGACGGAGACTGGTAATGTTTATGATCTATGGAGTCTCCGATTGTCCCTACTGCCTCAAAGCACAGGCGCTATGTATGGAAAAGGACGTTGACTACGCTTGGGTAATGATGGATTGGTCAAAGGATTATCGAGAGTGGCAAAAGGAACTCTTCAAATGGAAGACTTATCCAATCATTACAAAACTTACTTGGATTGGACCACCACATGACCCAGAATACATAGAAGATCTTGTCGGCGGATTTGACGAACTGTCAAAAGTTCTTTCTGCTGACGAGTAGCATAATTATTATGTGCAAGAACTCCACCCCGGCGACTTAGTAAAATGGATTGTTGATTATCGTGTGTTTGAGGCAGACGACGCAGGCGGCATCTACCCTGTGGATGCTGTCTGGGCAAAAGGAATCATTATAGAAGTCTCAAGCACCGACCCACTAAACGTTGTTGTGTTGAGAATAGACAACAACCTACACCAAATGTTACACATGATTCACGACGGCTTCGTCGTAATCAGCAAAGCCAAAGGAGATTAAATGGCCAAACGAATTGACGCAGGCTCTCTTGTCTGCATGAGTAGGAGAAACATCAAAGGACAAGGACTTGTCTTAGAACGTGTAAAAGATGTGAACTTTTATGCAGAGTTCGATCTCGTAGACGCTTGGCATAAGTTGTATGACCGCAAGCATCCAGAATACATGTTCCACGGCGATAATAACTTCAGTATGCTTTGGACTCTACGAACAGACGCAACTCAAGGTATTCGAGAACAGATCCAGAGAAACAAACCAAACGTAGAAGACGAACTAATCAAGCAGTTCTTTAGTTACAACACAGCCTATTCTTACCAGAAGTTCGGCGCGAAGATTACAAAACTAAAGACAGACTTCTCACTTGTAAGGTGGCTCAAGGCACCCTCCGATTATGGAGATAGACCCTGCAAGTGGCATAAGAACAGAGAAGTCTGGCATCCCACAAGTTTGATCAAAAACGTTTGAGATTTCCCCTTGACGGCAGGCGATCCCCCGGTTAGATTACAGATGTAGGAGGAACAATGTCGAACCCACCGAAGGAATACGATTCGGGTCTGCTGACCGAGCGCGTTATGAATTATCGAGGACGTAACGCGCGATACTTTAACCTCGCCCGCAAGGTCGCTCTGTGTTCAGAGCAGGAAGATTACAAGCACGGCGCTATTCTCGTAAAGGGTGGTTCCGTAATCAACACAAGTTGCAACAAGAACCGACTGGTTTCGTTTGGTTCTCGCTTCTGCACCGAACACGACGGCATTGCGACGCTACACGCTGAACTTGGCGCAATTCTTGGGATTGACCGAAACATTACAGAAGGCGCAACCCTCTATGTTGCCCGCATCGGCAAGGACCACGGGTTCAGACTCTCAAAGCCCTGCCCTATGTGTTCTGCCGCTATGAACCACGTTGGAATCAAGCGGGTCTATTGGACTATCGACAACCATAACTGCGGAATGGGAAGACCATAATGCGTAAATGCGGAAACTGCGGACAGCCGGGACACAACCGACGTACTTGCCCCGACCTTCAGGTTGAGGAAGAAGTTGTTGAGGTTGTGCCCGAGAAGCCAAAGAAGAAGAAGCGCAAGCAGCAGATTTGCAGCGTTTGTTACGACGAAGAACACACCAAGAAGAATTGTATGTACGCCGTCGAAATCGAAGGACCAATCGGTCCATCCAAGATGGACTGCGGACACTTTACTTGGTGGCTGAAAGACGACAAGTGTGAACTCTGCAACCGAATGGAAAACCTAAAGGATCGTAACTATGATGAATAAACTGAACGAAGGTTCGCTCGTAGAGTCTCTTTACAATCCGGAACTCGGTAGAGGGATTGTTATGGAGGTTCGTGAGCGCAAGCAGCGTCGTTTTGCTACTGACCCTAACCAGAACCCTAACAAGTGGCTGATTGCTACTGTCTATTGGCCCGAAGCAAGGGAAGATTCGGTAGAGCCCGGCTATTCCCTCAAAGTCCTGTGACGTTTCGTGACTTGACGACCGCACCCTCCCGTGCTACATTACAAGAGTAAGGAGAACGAAGAATGAAGATTGGAGATCTTGTCCAGCACCGCCGAGGCGGAATGAAGGCTCTTATTGTTGATTTTGACGAGGATGGAGATCCTATCCTTGCTTTCCTTGGCGAGCCACTTGAGGACGCTGAGGCTTGGGTAGGCACTGACTTTGAGGTAATCTAATGATTGATCTATTTTCTTTTACTCTCGGACTCGCAATCGGAGCAATTGCTACCTTTATTCCCGCTTGGGTAGCGATCAAGACTTACAAGGGTCTTTACGAGATCTCCGAGTGGCGCTGTAATAGGTTTTATGATAGATTGCTTGATAGGGAGAGCGAAGAATGAAGTACCAAAAAACTACTCATTGGCGAGCAGAATTTGATTCCTGTGTTGCTACGATTACAAAATACTATGACTCTGCCGATTATTTTTGGAAAATCCAGACCAAGACTTTGGATTTTGGATTTGGCGATAGTTGGGAATGGAAGATTCTTGCCGAGGGAAAAGAGGAAACACTCGCAGCAGCGCGTAGCGCCATTAAAAAAGCAAAGGAGAACGAAGAGTGAAAGTCTATCATTTCGCTGAACCTCACGTTACTGGCGGCGACGCTCTTGTTGAGATCACAGAAGAACAGATCCGCATTTGGATGAAGAAGACTTATCCAATGGTGGAAGAAGAACACCAGATCGAAGAATTCTGTGTTCTACATTGGGCTTGGGAGAAAGTAGAATGAAAGTAGGCGATCTTGTGAAACTGAGCGCGCGTGCTTGGGATGGACTCAGGGTGATAGGACCCACAAAGGGGAATTTATGGATAATATTTGAAATAGAGAATACATTTAATGCCAATGGTAAAGTCACTATTGCAACCATTTACAACGGAAGAAAGAAAATAACAAGCAATACGATATACTTGGAGAAGGTAGAAGAATGATTCACATTACAGGTAAGATCCCAAGGCAAGTAGCCGTCGCTGTTAGTGGCGGGATTGATTCTATGGCTGCGTTGGATTTTCTTCGTCGTTCTCACGATGTTCACGTCCTACACTACAACCACGGCACAACCTACGCACCAAAGGCAGAGGCACTCGTCCGTGACTATTGTGAAAAGCACGACCTTGACCTTATCGTAGGTAAGTGCGAAGAAGAAATGCCCGAGGGTGTCTCCCACGAAAACTGGTGGCGAGAGAAACGCTATGCCTTTTTTGCCGAGAGCACAGATAGAAAGATTGTTACAGCACACCACCTTGACGATGTTGTTGAGAACTGGATCTTTACTGCTCTCAATGGTAACCCTTATCTAATCCCACAGGAACGAGACAACTACATTCGTCCGTTCCTTACAACAGAGAAGCGGGACTTTACCTTATGGTGTATCCGCAAGGAAGTCCCAACAATCAACGATCCTTCTAATGGGAACACTCGTTACAGGCGAAACTACATTAGAAGGATCATGATGCCTCACGTTGAGCACATCAATCCCGGCATCAAGAAAACTTTGAGAAAGAAAATCCTTGACGGCTGACGATCACCCGGTTACGTTACAAGGGAAGGAGAGAGGATGACCAACGACGAACTGCGAAACAACTTGACCGATGCTTTCATCGCGCTCGTGATGGACGATCCGGGATTCTCCACGATGGACCTGCCCTCAGAGGATCAGCGCGAGGCTATCGTGCTGGCGCTTCAGGATGCCATCGAGTTTTTCTCAACGCCCGAGTTTGGCACCGAGATTCCTGAATAAAAATCCTTGACAGACCGACCCTGACCGGTTACAATAGAGGGGTAAGGAGGAACACAGCGACCTCCCGACGCAAAAAAAAGACTTGACAAGCCGCTCCCTCTCGGTTATAATAAGAGGGACACAAGGGGAGATAACTCAATTGGTTAGAGTAACAGTCTCATAAACTGTCGGTTCTGGGTTCAAGTCCCAGTCTCCCTACCACTTCTGGGTCATTAGCACAATTGGTAGTGCATCGGACTCTTAATCCGCAGGTTGTAGGTTCGAGTCCTACATGGCCCACCACACAGGCAAGTTCCTGCCTCAAAAGGAACACTCATAACTACAAGGAAAAACATGAGCACTACATCACTAAACAGCACCTTTCTACGAGAGGCATCATTTGACAGCAACACCAACACCCTAACTGTTATTTTCACTGACGGTCGCACCTATACCTATCAGGGCGTCGATCAGTCCGTCTATCAGGGACTAATCTCCGCTGATAGTTCCAGCCGCTTCTTTGGAAGCAACATTCGTGGTCGTTTCACCACCACCAACTCCTGATTGGTAAAAGCCTCGCCCCCGGCTTTGTAGGGGGCTTTTGCACCAGTAGCTCAGTTGGATAGAGCATCGGTCTTCTAAACCGAGGGTCAGAGGTTCGAGTCCTCTCTGGTGCGCCACTTTGTTGGGGCGTAGTGTAACGGCAAACACACTGGTTTTTGGCACCAGTAATCAGGGTTCGATTCCCTGCGCCCCTGCCAGATAAAACTACTTGACACCCGCACCTCTCCGGGTTATAATAGAGAGGGCACTATGGCGGCATGGTGGAATTGGTATACACAGCAGACTCAAAATCTGCCGGGCATTATGCCCTTGTCGGTTCGAGTCCGACTGCCGCTACCACTTTAGACAGGAGACAAGATGAGCGTTTTTATTGTAACAGCAACCCACACGGACGACGATTATAAGCGTCCCTATGTAAGCAGCGAAACTGCAATGGCTTCTACTCGTGAAGACGCTATTGTTCGCGCAGTAGGGTTCTATCTTGATAGGCTTGACGAGGGTTATGCTTTCGACTACCGCAATCCAGCAGGATTCAGCGAGATCATCAAGCAGCACCGAAACAACTCAAAGGCACTATTCTCGGCACTTTACGATTATTTCGAGAGAGATCCAGAAGGTCTATTTACTGGTGAGTATGTTCCAGAAACACTAAGCGTAACGATTGGTGAAAGCGATCACGTTCCTGTTGATGAAAAACCAATCCTATCCCAGATTGACGAGATTGCACGTTACATTAAGGAAGAACTGGGTGAAGACTAAGCCTGACTCCGAGGCTATAATCGGAGAACAAACAACAGAAAAAGGAAAACAATGCGTAATCTAATGTTTGTAGCAGCAATGCTAACAGCCTGCGGCGAGCCTGATTGTGGCGAAGACACCGCAGCACCCGCACCAGTAGAGGATGCGGACACCGATGGCGACACCGACACCGATGGTGGATCCGATACGGACACTGACGGTGAGGACACAGCCGCACCAGAGTGAAGCGAGGTGGTATTACACAGAGCCCTACCGAGGCAATAAACGGCTCCGACCAAGGAATAAGAGCCTAACAAGGGAATACTTGGTCAATTGTAGGTGAAAATCCTACCGCTTCCACCGCTGGCACACCGGTTTGTAGTGTGCCAACTTAGGTCGGACAATAAGTTCGCAATTTATTAAAAATCTCATTAACCAATTAAACTAGGAGGTACAAAATGAGTACACTACCCGGAAATCCGGTTAAGTCCACACGGACTAACATCAGCGACGATCGCAACATGATCACACAACTTGGAGGTAACTTCAAGGGTGTGTTTGAAATTGCACTGTCAGACATTGTGTACGGAAACCGTCACCAGCCGGTACGAGCATCAGGAGAAGATAAGGAAAATTCACGACAGATTATGTCCTCAATCTTGAATAAGGGAATGATGGTGCCCGAACGCGCACCCACTGTAAAATGGGATGCTGGGCTTTGTAAGTGGAAGCCAAATGACGGGAATCACAGACTTCAGGCATGTGAAGAAATTGCCAACGAAAAAGGAATTAAACTTGATTCTTACAAGGTGCCAGTAGCGGTCGTTGATTGGGGCACCAATCTTATCGGAGAAAACGAGTATTCTCACCGTGCTAACAATGGCAACCCAAGAAAGTTGGGTACAAGGAGAGACGCAGAATTCATGCTCCGCCAGCAGCACGGTCTTGGGCGTTTTAACGGGCTCAACAACAAACAAATGCAGGCTGAAGCCTATAAACTAATTGATAAGAACTTTTCTTCTTGTTGTTCACCGGCTTCAAAGTCTACCATCTGGAAGAACTTTAAGCAGAAAATAGGAATGACTAAGGTGAACCAGTACAACAAGAAGGCTCTATCAGATGCAGCCATTAGTCACTGGAATTTGACAGGTAAAAAGTTTAAGTCTGGTGGCATTACAAATGGTGTTTGCCGAATTGCGAACACTCCAGCGAATGTTTTCAAGATGCTTCCTGCTGTTTTTTCAAAGGAGCCCAATAGCGCCACGGACGTTCACTGCCTTGTTTACTCTATCTCGGAGACTGCCAAGTCAATCAAGGCCGAGAGAGTCAACACTTTGAAGACGCTGGCTCTATACAACCGTCGCTTGTGGCAGCCAAACACAATTCAGGTCAAAGAAGTAACCTGCCTACCTCAAATTCAGACGGGACCGAATTTTTCCAATTTGGAAATGATCAAGACTTACCACTGGAAGACCGATCCTTCTGACAATACTGACAAATGGTTTGATGTAAGAGCCGGAACCTTCCTTTCGTATTGATAACAACCGCTGGCACACCGGTCAAAGTGTGCCAACTTATGCTCCCATAGTTTATCGGTTAGAATGCTGGGTTTTCACCCCGGTGGGACGGGTTCGACTCCCGTTGGGAGTACCAATTTAGGAGACAGAAATGAATGTAGTAACAGACGACAACTTTGAGACAATGCTATCAGACAATGAAACCTGTATGGTTATGTTTGGAGCATCATGGTGCGGACCTTGTAAGCGCCTAAAGCCACAGATCGAACAGATTGCTGGCGCAAATGTTGCCTACTTTGATGTTGATAGTGGGCAAATTCCACGCAAGTTCGGTCTTCGTGGCGTTCCAACACTAATCGTGTTCCAGAACGGAGAAGAAATTGTGAGAGCACACACCCTAACACCTGAAATCAGAGGACTATTGGGGATTTAGAATTGATCCGACTTAGCTCAGTTGGTAGAGCAAGCGGCTGTTAACCGCTGGGTCACTGGTTCGAGTCCAGTAGTCGGAGCCACATCGGGGTATGGCGCAGTCTGGTAGCGCACCTGCTTTGGGAGCAGGGGGTCGCAGGTTCGAGTCCTGCTACCCCGACCATTTTGAGAGCACTTAGACTTAAGGGGACAGTAGGGAATCGTCCTGAATTTGCCCTGAAGATCCAGAACAAAACATCCATTACTTATTATATTATATCGGGCTGTTGATGTGCCAGTTTCGGGTGTGAATCCCGATGCTCTCAATCCTTTCATTTGGAGACAAAATGTATGAATACACAGTGTACGCAAAGATCTCTAATCGAGAGTTTGAGTTGAAGACTTTTTTCGACTCTGACGGAGAGCCAGAAAAGAAGGCAAAAACACTTATTGAGAACAATAAGGACAAGTTTCGCTCGATGCGGATCGAGAAACGCCTCGTCGGGATGCTGTGACATTCCGTGACTTGACGACTGACGATCCTCGCGATAGATTACAGAGGTAAGGGAGAGGAACAATGAACGTCGGTGATTATGTCCAGATGAATGTGGGTGATTCCCTTCGAGGTTTTGTTGTTGAGCGTCCTTATAACGATGCTCCACCAAACAAGTTTACCCGACTTTGGGAGAAGAAGCAGGTCTGGGTTCTGATTACCTCTACGCCAGATGGCGCGTTTGTTGGAGAAATCCATCCTTTCCAGTCAAAGCAGATCGAGGTGCTCAGTGAAAGTCGGTGATTTGGTTAGGCACAATAGAGCGAACTCAACAGGCATCGTTCTGAACACTTATCCCGGCACAGCAAGTTACACCAAGGTTTACTGGCTTGATCTTATGATCTTTGGTTCTTACCCTGCCCGCGATTTGGAGGTAATCAGTGAAGGTCGGTGATCTTGTCCGAGGCTCTAAAACCAACATCAAGCCGCAGCGCAACTCTGTTGCTGTGATTGTCGATCAAGCCTACGATGGTTCTTTTTCTATCTTTTGGCTCTCAGGAGAAATCAAGGGCACGCGAGTAGTTCATAACTTTCGTCCTGACGAGTTGGAGGTGATTAGTGAAGGTCGGTGATCTTGTAAAATGCTGGCTGCCTTGGGAGCCAGACCGCCACCACCCGACACACGGCATCATCATAGACGCCATAGACGCCCCCGAGGACGTACAGATCTATGTTGTTTCCAAGAACAAAAAGTATTGGCTTAGAGACGGCGAATTCGAGGTGATTAGTGAAGGTCGGTGATCTTGTAAAGTTTGTTGGATTCCAAAGCCCCAAAAGACGACAGCGCGGCATCATCGTGTCCTTTGACGAAGACGACGACCCGATTGTTGCGTGGCTTTGTGTGCCTGCCTTTACAGAGGCAAACTTTCGCACCCACTTGCGCGTGCTTTCCGAGGCTTTATGAACTAATTACTCCCTTCTAAGGAGATCAAATGGATCGAGATTTTATGGCTGACCTTGGAATTGTAGTCAGCATTGTTAGTATCTTTTTCGTTATCACAATCTTTATGTGCTGAGAGGTAAAAAATGGCAAGTTCCCACCGCTACAAGCGTGCTGTCTTCGCTGACGGCTTCTCAATTTCTATTCAGGCGCACGATGGTGCTTATTGCGAGCCCCGTAGTGATTCCGCTGTTGCCTACAAGTCCGTTGAGTTGGGCTTTCCTAACCGCCCGTGCATTTTCATCAAGGACTACGCAGAAGACCCAAGTAGGCTGACTGAAACGGTCTATGCTTATGTGCCTGCTGCTGTTGTTCGCAAGATGATTATCGCTCACGGCGGGCTGGTAGAAGGTGAGTGCCCGCGACTTGCCTGACTATTTAGTTTGTGTTCTCAACTATTGCGATTAGCCTGTTCTTACAACTCCAGCCAAACTGGATAACGATAGGCGACGCGCAAAGTAGGTGTTCTCTTGAGGGTTGCGTCACAGAGGTTTCCGTTGGAGATCCTGTGGCGCAACTTGCCGAGAACACAACAAAAGAAGAAACCTCTATCTTTTATGAAGAAGATCAGTTCTATCTACATTACGAACTACGCAAGAGAATAAAAGACTTTTTGGACAGCCACCCCACCCACGATAGGTTCATCGTTACAGGTTTTACTGACGGATGCGGCGACCATTCCTACAATCGCCAACTCTCGCGCAAAAGGGCAAACGAAGTTGCCCGCTACATAATGTCCCTCAGAGAAGGTGCGCTTGTAGAGTTAGAATGGAAGGGCGAAGCAACAGGAAAACACACGATTAGAGCCCGCAGAGTGGACGTGGCTGTCCTCAAAAAATCCAAACAACCAATCACCCCACCCAAAATAATAGCCGATTTCTACCTCATTGACGCCTCTGGATCTATGGCTGGTGAAGATTGGATTAGGTGGACGAATGCGATTGCTTATTGGAAACCAAAACACGCAAAAGTCTATGTCGCCAACACTGGTTATCTGCCTGCTTGGATTATGTTACAGAACATAAGACCCAACGGAGGCACAGAGATCTGGTTTGCGCTCTGGAATGTTCTTGATAAAATGGAAGCAGGGCAGACATTAGTAGTCATTTCTGATTTCAACTCGGAAGTTCCTCTTTCCAACCGAGAACGCATAATGATAAAAGAAAAGGTGAAAGCCAAGGGCGTGAAGGTCAGGCACATTCGCCTGTGACATTCCGTGACTTGACGACCTGCGATCCCCGTGCTACATTACAGAGGTAAGGAGGACGAATGGAACTCTATCGCGACGGCACGCTGCTAAGAGATTGTCTCGGTGATCTGTGGATGGTCACGGCTCGCGGCAAGGGAGATTTCGGGTTGGACCGCTATGTCCTTGTGCGTCTCGCAGACTCTTTTATCGTTGAGCCCGTGTATCGCATCGCCCATCTGGAATACGACCTTGTTTCGGAGGCATAATGAAAGTCGGTGATCTTGTCGAGAACGTGGGATATGGTTATCGTGCTATTGTTGTGAAATGCTTTAGAAGAAATAACTATTCTTTCGTTTGCTACATTAGGCTTCCTTCTATCGGTGTGGTAGAAACTGGCTATGCTTCAAATTTCAAAGTTCTCTCGGAGGCATAATGGAGCAGATTCAGTTTGTTATTCCTTTCGGGGACACAAGCGATCCAGAGAAGATCGCAGAGCAGATTGCGAAAGATCTTCAGTTTCTCTCTTGGTTTGTGAGAAAGGAAGAAAAGGGCGACGACGAAGGTGTCGCAGCAACAACATTTACTTTGTCCGGTTGGACTACGGAGTGGTAGAATGTATGTAAAGGATCTCAAAGTTGGTGCTCTTTACCGACCCAAGAGCCCAAGTCACGACTTTGGTTTTGTAAAGGATTATGCTTATGTTGATTGGGGAAAGCGCCTTAACAGCAGACTTATGGTTTATCTTGGTGAAGACCGTACCGGTGGATTCCTTACAAGATGGTGTCTTATTGGAGGCAAAAGGCTTGCTATGTGTCCGACCGAATGGCGCAAGATTGAACCAGTGGAGGAAATGTGAAGGTTTCAGAACTAAAGGTCGGAGAACTCTACAAGATCAGGTCTGACCGAGAAACGCACGTTCGCGTCAGCGACCACTTTCTCGACATTCACCTCGGTCACGGACATTTTACGGCAGAAGCAAAGGTGCGACCTTTCGATCACATTATCTATCTTGGCAAAGACCTTTATGGTTCGCGAAAGGTCATTTATCGCGGAAAGGAGTTGAGGGCTTACCCTAACATTTGGCAACACGTCGTCCCGATTGACGATGACAATCCGTGACAAGACAGAAGACGATCCCCGTGCTATGTTAGTGGAGTAGGAGGAACGATGCCGACGATGATTGACTGCGCTGTGTGCGAAGACCCGTTTGACCTTCACTCTGCCGAGAAGAAGCGTGCAGGCGGTCTTCGCAATCATTGTCCTGATTGTGCCGAGGAGACGGCTGTGCCCTACCTCGCTGTGAATGGCGCTGATGGGAAGATGGCGGGGCTCACGATCCTTGCGTTTGATTCCGCCGAGGACCGAGAAAAGTACAAGAAGGCTTGGCATAACAATACTGGGATGAACAAGGGCAAGTCTTGCCATCTTTCCCAGTCTAACACCGCTATGTCTGGCATGAAGTTTCGTCGTGTTGGCGAGAACTTTGGCAACTCTAACCACAAGGGAAAGTTGTAGTGAAAGTAGGTGACCTTGTGATTGTTGAGGCAAACCACCTTCCTTGGAAGGGACTAATCATCGAAGAAGGCAAAAGCGATTGGGATTGGCTTGTCTATGATTTTGAAGACGGGAGTGTTTGGTATGTTGATGACGATGAACTCAAGCCACTTTCGGAGGAATGATGAAAGTCGGTGATTACATTCAGTCCACCGCTTTTCAGAACCTTTACGGCATTATCGTAGAAACTGATGTGATCGAGAACGATCCAGACAATGAGGACTGGTTCTTGGTTCATTGGTTTATGCCTGATAAGTCGCCTGTTCCTCTCGGTCTGCGTAGGAACGGGCGCGAGTGGGTGCGACCTTGGGAGATCGAAGTCAGAGACATTCCGTGACTTGACGATCTGCGATCACCGGGATACATTACCAGAGTAAGAAGGAGAGAGACTATGGGTTACAGAAGTGAAGTTGTTTTCGCCATCGAGGCTGACGCTGTTCCTACGTTGCTTGCGTGGTGCGGGAAGCACCCTGCGCTAAAGCAGTTGCTTTTCGTCCAGACCGACACGCGCCACCTTGGCGACTACGATACCGCTGGTTCTTACCTCTTTCACTGGGGCTGGATCAAGTGGTCAGAAGGTCACCCCGGCATCGCATTGTTTATGCAAATGATGCACGCGATTGAGAGCAAGTTTGACGGCAACGCTCACCGCTTTGTTCGTTATGGCGACGACTGCGACGACAACGAGCACGACGGCTTTGCACACCCCGACATTTGCGTCCAGCGGAGCATTTCTTTCTAATGGCTAACGGCTACGCACTTTTCAGCAAACTTCATCCCGTGGGCGGTCTTTATCGCTACAAGGGCGACGTGAACAACAACAATCCAGCACCCGCAGGAACGTGGGAGATTGGTAAGTTCTACCTTCTCACAAAGTGGGAAAGACCCGAGGGCATTTCAGAAAAGTCCCCACTACTCAATGCTTTCTTTTTTGTAAACGGAGAGGAACGTTGCGTAGACATTGGCTTCTTCCGTTACTTGGAGCAGGTAGAATGAAAGTTGGTGATCTTGTTCGCTACAGATCAAACCTCTCCCCCAACACTATCGGCATTGTAACCGCTAAAGTGGGAAGTTGGAAGATTATGGTAACTGCGCTAAACACCGACGATCCTTGGTTTTCTCCCAGTAGAGGCTGGGATGTGAGCCATTGGAAGGTGATTAGTGAAAGTGGGTGATCTTGTCCGCTTTGTCGGTTCTTACGAAGAACCCACAGGGATCGGGATTGTTGTTGGAAAGGACGAAGCAGGATGGTGGGAGATCTGCGAGATCACTGGCTATTACGCAGGTTCTACCTGCAAAACAGATCCCGACAAGGATGACTGGAAAGTTATTTCAGAAATGCCCTTGACGGATGACGATCCCCCGGTTACATTACAGGAGTAAGGAGAACGAATGTCTGACCTGACCGACCAGCAGATTTATGAGCGCCTTGGGAAGATCAAGGGGCTGCCGACTTGCGACCAGTGGTCTGCTGGCTTCGCTGATAGCATCCGAGAGCAGATCGCCAAGGGTCGCACCTTGTCTGATCGCCAGAAGGCTGTCTGTAACCGCATTCTCAAGGAGAACAGCGAGGAAGCCCAGCAGGAACTTGCTAACTGGGAGAACGAGTACAATAATCACCACAAGAAGGCAGCGATCAAGATTGCTACCTATTACAAGGCGCAGGCTGCTGGTTACTATGGTGACGTTGTGAAGGTGGTGCTTGAGGGCAAGATTCCACCGCGCGGCAAGTTCCTTAAAATGCGTAACAACAAGTACGCAAAGAAGGTTCTTGCCGAGTTGGAGCGCAAGCCTCGTTTTACCATTGACGACCAGATTGTCCCAAACTCCAAGTTTGTGACTGGTTACTCCTTTAATGACTCAATGATGCAGAGCACGGATAGTGGTGCTCGTGCTGATTCCGACGAAAGACTGAACTTTAAGCGTCGTGGCGGGATCATTATCGGTGTTGACGATAAGATCACTTCTGCCGCAAAGGGCTCAAAGCGTTACATTGTGCTGCCTTTTGGCTCTATGAAGACTTACTTTGTTGAAGAACGCTACATGAAGATCAAGCCAAAGGTAAAGAAGAAGTGAGAGTTACTCCTGTTCCGCCTGTCGTGTTTGTTCCCAAGAAGACCGACAAGGTGCAAAACGACCCCGAACGTCGCAAGATCAAGAAAAAGGATAAAAGATGACTTGGACTGCTATTACTATCACTCCTGACGGGGAGTTCTCCTTTTCTTTCTCTTTTTGTGGTCCTCACGATAAGAGGGCTGCTTTTGACCATGCTCAGGAACAGACCTTTTTTGAGGTGATCGCGATCGTCCCCGGCGATCATCCCGTCTACCACCCCGATTCCGACGAGTGACATTTGGTGACTTGATCTTTTGGTGAGATCGGTTACATTACAAGGGTAACAAGGAGAGAGAACATGGCACGCTGTCGCTATTGCTATCAGTCCGGACATAACCAGCGCACTTGTCCGACCAAGACCAAGCGCATGAAGGAGCGCGCTGACGCTGCTATCGCCCGTGGCGACCACGACGCTTGGGTGGTTCAGCAGTACAACGAGCGCGTAGGTCCAAAGAAGGGCAAGAAGGTCAGTAGCCAGCAGTGCGGCTATTGTTCCAACTACGGGCACACCCGCCGCAAGTGCTCCACTTTGGAGAAGGACAAGGTTTTCTACGCAAAGCATCACAACATGATTGTGAAGATTTGCCACGACTACATTGTCTCGTCCCCGATCGGGATTGGCTCGCTGTTTTCGCAGACCCGTGATGAATGGTGTAACGAGAGCAGCGGTTATGTTACCAAGAAGCACCTCGCCGTCGCTGTTGGGTTTGAGGTTCACACGAATCTTTTGACCAACCACCCAAGCCCTATCATTGTGCTTCAGCGGGTTTCTGACGGCGAAACCAGCCGCCACGATCTTCGTCGCTATGTTCGCGGCGAGGGAAGCAATAGTTACTATCGCAAGGTGGAACTTGTTACCGCAGAAGCCCACCCTGTGCCTTCTGGGTGGATTGAGAAGCACTCTACTAACGTTGCTGCTCTCGCAAAGCACCCACATTTCCTCCGCACCGGCAGGAAGCACGAAGATAGTCGCGAGTGGACTTTCAGCAACATTGAAAACTGGAAGGAAAGGGCAGCAAACCCTGATTCCTACGGACACCAGAACGCGGTCTACGAACTTAAGATGTGGACGGAAGACAGCATCCGTTCCACTATGTTCGAGGATTTCAAGAAAGATGTGTAAAAGAGCACGCACGGCACTTGTTACCCCTTTTCGGGCTCTCGGTTGGGGGATCGTCGCAGGTGTCGTGCTGCTCGCCGCTCTGCGCCAGAGTCCGAGATCATAAAAAAAGATCTTGACGGATCACGATCGCCCGGTTACATTACTGGGGTAAGACGGAGAGAGAATGGGCGCACGATTTACGATTGTCCTCGACACCGACGACCCACAGGGTCTTCGCGACGCCTTGGAGATCGCAATCATTCTCAACAAGAACCACCAGACCTTTGTTGGACCTTCCGTAAAGGCAGAGTTCGGAAAGATCGCACTTATCAAGTTGGTTCGCGATGTTGCTAAGTTGGTTGAAGAAGGAAAGATGGATACTTCCCTTCGTCACTCCAAGCGGTTCGTGGACGAAAGGTGGGACAACTGGATCTACCGCAAGTAAAGGGGTAAAAGTTGGAACGCATTACTATTGGGTCACTTGTAAAGCACCGCCTAAATGGCGCAGTTGGACTTGTGATCAAGCACACTATGTGGGATGCGGACTGGGGCGCTTTTCACGTCAAGTTCAATAAGCCCGCAGTTTTCGGCAACGCCACTTGTGAGTTTCTTGTTGATCGTGCCGACCGCTGGGAACTCGTCAGCGGCTGCGACAATCAGTGACAAGAAACCGCTTGCAGGATCTCCGCAACCGGTTACATTATAGAGGTGAGGGGGCGATGGTCGCTCCCTCCGAGAACAAAGAAAAATAAAAAAGTTCTTGACGACCGGGGATCCCCCGGTTACATTACAAGAGTGAGAGGGAGATAGGCTCCCAATCACAACAACAAGCCAGCACTGGATATTACTATGGCTTTTGACTTCGCTACCTTCCTCAACACCATCCCCGCGATCCTTGACGCTCGCCTCCCGGTCCTTATCCGTGGTCGGCACGGCGTCGGCAAGTCCGAGGTGGTCTACATGATCGCCGGACAGCGGTCGCTCCCTGTCGTGGAGCGTCGTGCTTCGCAGATGACCGAGGGCGATCTCCTTGGTCTGCCCGACACTGCCGACCTTTCCGATGGTCGCAAGGCTACGACGTGGAACGCTCCCGACTGGCTTGTGACTGCCTGCACCGAGCCCGTGGTGCTCTTTCTGGACGAGGTTGACCGCGCTACGATGGAGGTCCGTCAGGGTCTGTTCGAGTTGACCGACTCCCGCAAGATCAACGGCTGGCACCTGCATCCGGAGACGCTGATCATTGCTGCCGTCAATGGTGGCGAGCACGGCTCCCAGTATCAGGTCGGTGAGATGGATCCCGCCGAGTTGGATCGCTGGACCGTCTTCGACATTGAGCCGTCCGTTGAGGACTGGCTTGGCTGGGCTTCCGGCAAGGTTGACGGCGTTCTGTGGGACTTTGTGAACCACAACCGCCAGCACCTTGAGCACACCGACGATTACGAGCCTAACAAGGTCTACCCGTCTCGTCGGTCGTGGGTCCGCTTCGCTCGCACCACCGAGTCTCTCGGTCTGTTCGCAGAGGACGGAAACCGCGATCTGCTGCTCAACCTCGCCACCGGCTTCGTTGGCTTCGAGGCTGCTGTTGCCCTCCGTGACTTTGTGCAGAAGTACGAGTATCAGGTCAGTGTCGAGGATATCCTTGACCGGGGTGAGTTTGACAAGATTGCAAAGTGGGGTATCAACGACCACGCTGCAATGGTCGAGAAGATGCAGGGTGCCAACACCTTCGCTGATTCTCTCACCGACACGCAGGTCACCAACCTTGCGACTTGGTTTGTCTCCATGCCTTCCGAGATCTGCATGAAGTTGTGGTCTGCAATCGGTGACGCCGAGGACGAGAACGGCACTAACGCCG